TCTACCGTCCAATCAGGAGGACTGTATGAACAACAAAGTCGTGAAGCTTCAGGGCTTCAAGAAGCAACCAATCGGTGACCGTATCTGCCGATCGGTTTACCAAAACGATGCAGACTGGGCTGAGGTTCAGGGCATGGCATTTCAGCGAGGTATCCTCGACCCCGACCACTGCTGGTTTGGAGACATCTCCAAGTTCAACGAGCAGGGCTCAGGATTCCCCGGCACCGTTAAGGAGTTCTTGCGTCTACTCAAGCAGGGTCGCTCTCTACCCCGTGGTCTTACCCCTTACGAATAACAGGCACTGGGGTGGTGGGTTTTCTTTCCCCGCCCCGATTTTTTTTGACATGGAGGCACAGTCATGAAGAACGTATTAACCATCAAGCTCAATCATGCACAAATGCACTTACTAACCACGCAACTCAGTCGCGAGATCGATAGGCTCGAGGGGGTCGATGACACAATCGATGTTCTTTTGGCGAGTGACTGGGGAAACAACGCCGAACGCGAATGGGTGTCAATCTGCACAAGCTCGATTGATTCCGCGCAGGTTGCCGCCTACGAGAAGCTTACAGCGCTGAAGCATCTACTCAAAACCATCGAGTCAACGTCAAAGCACAAGCTTGCTTGGAACAACGACACGCAAAGCATGGAGGTGCAGTCATGAATCTCAACACCTTACCTTTCTCCGACCGGGCCTGCGTGGCCCAGTTGGTTCTGGAAATCTTAGCGCCGCAGGAATTGATGCGGCTAGCAATCACCGTCAACGACGGAGAAGAGGACACGCTCCACAAATCAACCGACATGGCCTCTGTGCTGGAGTCTATGGCGGCTACGGAAGAGGACTACCTCATTGTCCACGAGCAGTGGAGCGATGGCACATGGCAACGTCTGGGTGGCTTCTGGCTGATCTACGCCAATGGATCAGAGCACGATCCGATGGTGTGCATTTCTGATTACTTTTGGAGTGATCAAGGTGAGTCGATCATCAACAATATCTATGACCGTGTAAGCGACCACTTCGAAACTGAAGAGGACGACTCTGAGTTCACGGGCTGGGATCGGATTAATTTTGAGAAAGTTGTAACCGGGAGGCAGTGGTGATCAGCCCAGCTTACCGATACACAGTGATCGACAGGGCTACTGACCTGTTAAACGGTGGCTACCTGATGCACGAGGTAGTCACCATCCTATGCGTCGAGTTTACGTTCGACGAGTTCCAAGTTGAGGACTTGCCCAAGCTGGTCCGAAAGCTTAACGAGAAGAGGCAAAAAGCAAATGCACTATGAACTACCAACGCACATTTTGGAGACGATGGTGTCTCCAGCCGGAAGTGGAGTGAAGCTCCGCGCAGACTATCAGAAATCAATGGCTGTGGAGCTGCTGAAGCGACGCAAATTAATGACTGCGCGCGAGCGAACGCGTGGCGAGGTCATCATCGACAAGGCAGACCTGACAGCACTCAAAAGCCTACTCGCTAGGGAGTTAAACCATGAGCAGATTTGAGATTGGCGACAAAGCGGATATCGACATTTTGGAGGGAGAAAAACACTTTATCTCCAACCCACATCACCCCCGGTTGATTGATATTTCCGGAACCATGAAGCAGTCAGCATTGGGACCGCACAAGTGGCTGTTCTATATGGAAAACATGGAAGGTGCAAAGGACCAGTGGTACGAGGTTCTGGAGATAAACCTAGTCATCGACGAGCACGGGTTTCATGGTGACGAGGAAGAAACCCTGCACAAGATCTGCGACTCAGTCTTCCCTGAGACCAAGTTGTCGGTCAGCGGCTACTTTGCTGAGCCCGCGTACATTGCTGGCGCTAGATTCAGCAACGGAAGCTACACGGTACGACTGCACCGGGAGTGTGGCTTTAAAGAGCAGTCGCACAATGACTACATCGCTTATAAGTGGGAGCTTCAGTAATGGTCACAGCGCATATTGAAATTAAGCTGGCGGACATTGACGTCATCAATGCCAAGGTCCACCGCTGGAAAGAGGACACTGAGGCATGGGGGGTCATTGAGTCGACGCCTTTCTGCGAGGTTGAGTGGGATTGGCTGGAGTGGCAAGGGACAATCATCGAGCTGAACGAAGACGACGAGAAAAAGCTTGAGAACTATTTGAGCGAGGTCGTCTACCCGTGAAATTTAACTTCGCGAGCAATGACAGTGAAGACGCCGTACTGGCGATGCAGGCGGCTGAGCAAATGGCAAAACGCTTTCAAGAGCCCGTCTGCATTCTGTTTGACTACTCGACTGTATTGCTAAGGCTCAACGATGAGCCGGCCCTAGAGATTGTCTACCCTGAGTTTTTCAAGCGGGGGAAGTATGGATAACAACGAAGCACTGAAGCTCATAATGCGTAGGCGCGGGTTGTCAGCAAAAGAAATAGCTGAACTGCTGGGGATGAAGGTTGAGGGCGTTTACAACTGGACCCGATCACCCGGCACCAGCGGCTACCGGAAGATGCCAGAGCCAGCCATGAAACTACTTGTGATGACCCTACAACCGTAGGGTTTTTTTATACCCGAATGAACCTATCGATCTGATAGTGCAACACAGCTTCCACGTCCTGATCATCCCCCCGGTCCCTGCGACCACCAACAGCCGTGAAGTCCGGCTGATCAGCTAGATTGATGTAGCCAATACAATCGGTCCACGACACAAACAGAAACGAGGGAATGCCTGAGACGTTGGACAGCATCCTGATGCGCGCAATCTTGTCAGCGCTGATCATGTAAGTCTTGTAGTCCGAGCTAGCACACCTACGAGCCTTGATCTCAACCATCCCCACAACGTACCCATCGCGCTCAAAGAACCAGTCAAGCCCATACAGGCGTTTTGCCTTGACAGCTTTTGCGTTGTATCGCTCAGCGATCTGATTGGCGATATCTTCCTCGTTGGTTCTGTCCTTCGCTGTTTCGTAAATAGGTCTAGCCATGATTCTTGGCCCATATCCGACGCGTCCAATAGGTCACGATCTCATTGAAGTCTCGGACTGGCTCTTCCTCCGGGAGCATGGCTAACAGCTCCTTGATTCGGTCCACGTCCTGCTTGGCGTAGTGCTGGGGTAGTTCGAGGTACAGCGAAGCGTACATCATGTCGTGGAAATCCTCCGGGACATTCTCGCGCACGTATTCCGCAACCAGTGGGTACTCTAGCCTTACTGCGGCTAGCTCTAAGTGGCGCCTAAACTCTGGAACTCTCACAGAGCTTCTCTCTGATGATCATAATTCCTTCCTCCACACCTACCGTGCAGGTGTAATCGAGGTTCTCGGGGTAGTCTCCGACTATATGTAAAGGGAAGACCATTCTGGTTGGGCGTCTATCGAATCGATATATCAGGAGGGGGATATATTCTTTTCCCGCGGCCTTCAAAATTTGATCCCACCACCAGCCTTGGTGGATATCGCCTTTTGCGTAGCGCTTGCACTCGATCAGAAACGGGCCCAGCTTCAGGTCTCCCTCATCTGCAACCTGATATTGCGTCAGGTTTCGACGCAGGCCATGAGTGGCCTCATCACCCAGCCAATCACGCATGAGATTGACGATCTCACGCTCAAACTGAGCACCTTTGGTCCTTGAATTAACCATTGGAAACCTCTTCCAGTAACCGTTGCAGATACTCCTGCGCTTTTTCTAGATCTTGCTTCGGATCGTCCTTGTCCTCGTAACGCCACATGTACTTGAGGACACAACCCTTCAAGTAGCCTTTAAAGCCTTCGGGAGACATGCTCGCTTTGGTGGAGTCGATGCACTCGAGGTCAGGGAACTTGTCGTTCTGACTAGAGTAGTGCTTCGGCTTCGAGACTCGGTCCCAGTCTTCCGGTGTCGCGTCGTTCAACGATAAGTGATGATGTTTGCTCATGTAGATATTCCTCTGATCCGTAACGCTCAATGAACTGAGCTTTGTAAGGGTGGCGAGACACGCACATTGGCGTAGCTAAGCCGGCCCGGTGGTGGTTGGGGCATAGTGGTATTGTGTTTAAGTGCGCCCCCGGTTTTACCTTTCCTGAAATATGATGGACCTCGGCCGGCGACTTCACGCCAAGATGCAAGCGACAAACAATGCACCCCAGCTGAACGATGGCATCCATCCATTCTTTCTCTTCCTTGGTGGCAGAGTGAGACTTCATCCCATCAACGTCCGCATTTCTGCTCGGTTGGTGGCCATCTCTGTTTGCCACGTTTTAAACGAGACTTCGGCTGCAAGAAGGTTAGCTTTTGCGGAGGCGAGGGCGCCCTTGGCGGTGCCCCGATTGACGCGGGCATTGAACATTTCGTCCTGCTCGTCGGCCCACTTGGTCTGAGCCGCTACGGTCTTTTGCCCGTGAGCATGCTCTGCCGTCATCATGAGCTGAGCCGCAACCCTTTTCTCAGTAGCTTCGGCATAGCCTAAATCCCTCTCTGCTTTTTGCACAGTTGCACCCGCATCGCGGATGGCTTTCGCAAACCTTTCGTTATCCATTTGGATTCTCCTTGGAGTACTTGATGTAATACTTTGGCCGGCCTGATCGGCGCTCGAGGTACTGACAGGTGCGATTGTCAAACTCGAAACCGACCTTGCCCTCGTATCCACCGTTACGGTTCTTCAGAATCTCGAGGTAGACGTCCCACTGCTTGGTAAACTTTTCGTCTGGCTCTTCACCTAACACTCGGCACTGCTCGAGGTGCTCGACCTTTCGCTTGTTTTTCCACAACGACATAAACCCATCGGCAAGATCGGTAATCGATCCGCTACCTTTGACGTCGTACTTGTTCGGGGCTTTGTGCTCGTCCTCGCCCTTCCGGGAGTGCGTGACCAAAAACACAGTGGCGCCGGTAGTCATCTTGAAGTTCACGACCTTCTCGACAAATTTCTGCTGACCCTCGAAGTCGTCCTGCCTAACCATGTTTGTCAGTGAGTCAATGACGAACACCGAAACACCGTAGCGGCGGTACGCATACTCGAAACACTTCATCAGGTCTTCAGGCTTAGGCGTTATGTTGTCGACGTAAAGCCAAAGGTTTGCACCCATCCATTCCATCAGCTTTTGGCGGTAGTCCTTCGGTGGCTCGGAGCTGCCTCCCGCCTGCTTCATCATGCGACCAAGAGTCTGTTTTGGGTTCATCTCGAATGAAGCGATTAATACCTTCTGCCCTTGTTCAACAGCATTCAGGCATAGCTGACCTAGCCACATGCTCTTGCCATGACCGTTGATGCCGGTAATACCCCACATCTCGCCCGGCCGAAACCGTATGTCTTCCTCGTCTATTTTGTGCCACCCCGAGCCAAACCCCTGCGTGTCATTGATCGACTTATCGAAGTAATCATCGATGTCTTTTTCAAACTCCATGACAGAGCGCAGTGTGTCAGGATCTTGCCATCGGGCCTCTTCATACGCCGCCTCGAGAACCAGCCGAGACTGCTCGTAACCCTGCTTTTGAAGTAGCTCGTTGATGTCTTTTGTTGGGAGCTTCACCCGGTAGCACCGGTCGCCTAAACGCTTCATGATCTCTTGGGCAGCTAGATCTCCTTGCTCATCCATGTCAGTGGCAATGATGATCTCTTCAAACCGGGCAAGGTTCTCGTATTCGTTGGCGATCCAATTGGTTTGCTTGGCGCCTTTCCCCCCGCCCATTGGCACGCTCAACGCTGGAAATCCAAGCTCACCACATGCAATCGCGTCCCACTCGCCCTCAGTGATCCACACCTTGCGAGCACTTGCCGGCATAGCCTGCCAACCAAACAGTATCGGCCGGAGGTCTTTCTGAGTAGACGGATTGCCATCATGATTCATCGGCTTTGTCTTCAGGAATACAAGGTCACCCGACACGTCATGGAACGGGAACACGACATCAAGCCCACCACGGGTCTCCGTCTCATAGATCTTGTACCGGAAGCACACCTCACCCATCTCCCTGAACCCACGCTTCTGCATGTACTCATGTATCAGGCTGTTACTGGTTCTAGATGGTGGGGCAGGGGTGGAGTATTTTTTCTTTGCCGACTGCGAAATTTTTGGGGCGGGGCTGTAATCCCGTATACCGTAGCGCTTAGCTGACCACTCCATGGCCTCAGTAAGTGACATGCCTCGACCATGTTGGATGAGATCAAGCATGTCGCCACCATCGCCAGTTGCAAAGTCAATCCACTTCCCAGCCTTATCGCCATGCAGGTAGCACGAAAAACTCCGTCCCTTGTCCCCCTCGATGCTGCCTACCTTGTAACACCCCGACTCTATGATCCCTTCGGGAAACAACTCTTGGCATATTTGATGGGCATACCTCCCAAGCTCTGATTTGAGCACACGTATATCCATTACTTAACCTCAGCAAGATAATCATCTGTTCTTTGTTTATTTTTAAATCGATTGAGCGAGTCCCAGTCTGGACTCCCAATACGTTGCCATCCTCGACTGATAGCGAAGGGGATTAGCTCTGATAAATCGAATCCGTTTTTGGCCATTGTCTCGAAGTCATGGGTCTGCCTAGTGATCGTCGACTTACCCGGCTTGCGAGTGCCAGCCTTGTACTCCCACCACTCACGCCATGTCAGTTTAGGAATGCCTTCAGGGCAGGAGTCTGATAGTTCTTCTTTCCAATGTTTCTTCTTAGTAGATGTTTCTTCTTTAGCTATGTTTATTCTTAGGTGCTGATTTTCGACATCTTGTTTTTCGACATGTCGGTTTTCGACATCTTGCTTTTCGTCATATACCTCCCAGTCAAATACGTGCTTCCCCTGATCTATATACCTAACTCTGCGAATGTACCCACAGGTTTCTAACGTATCGGCGATATTCTTAATCCGGCCGGGGCTGCAATTGAAGTGGTTACTAAGCTGACGCTGAGTGACACGCCAGTTGTCAACGTGCGTAAGAAGGTAAGCTAGAACGCCTATGGCTTCCGGGGTTAGGTCTGGGTCACGCAGCAAATCGTTTGGCAGCTTGGTGTAGTGCCGAGATTTGTGAGCCGCAGGTTTGAAAATCATTAACTACTCCGTGTGGTGGTTCGCTGTAAAGCGCATGTAACGATAAGAAAATTCTTTTGATAGTGCAAATTTAATTATCATAACTGAGTTGATGAGAATAATTCGCATTTAACAGAGTTTTTCGAGTAGACTAAAAAAACTTCACACGGATGAGCTAAATGCACTATGACAATCAGAAACGATCGGAATACCTAAACGAACAACTAACAAAACGCGGAGTCGCAGCTTGGGGGCGAGCCTCTGAAATTGCTAGAAAGACCGGCTGTAGTAACGCAACCGCGGATGCTTGGCTGAAGGGTAGCCTTCCAAAAAATATCCAAACGGGAATAAATTTCGCAGATGAATTCGGTTTAGACTTCTACGAATGGTCGACCGGAAAGTCAAGAGGCGCTTTCATCTCAGAATCTAGACTATCTGAACTCATTCACAGGTGTAAAAACTTTGAAAATAAATACAATATCGATTTGAGCGCCAAGCAGATGGCCGCTCTCGTCCTAATGGGCGAGTCTGACGAGCAATCGCTTGAGTCGTTTATGGAAAATCTAAAGACTTTTTTGGCTAAATAATCAGACCAAGGATCGGAAGAATGGGAAAAGAGAAACTCACGGACGAGGCTTTATTCAAACTAATCCGGAAATTTATTGAAGATAATCCATCGATACATGTAAAAGAATGTGACGATGTGGTCGCAAAATTAATAGGAAAAGACAGTCCAAATCCATCTAGTAATTGACAAACTCATTTGCAAGCGTAAACTTTGTGGTGAATCTATTGATTTACTACACGGATATGCGACATGGACAAGACTTCTAAAGCCCACATATGGGCAACCCTTTCTGCTGTAAACATAAAACCACACTGCACTGAGTCCGAAACGATAAGCGGGGAAAAGTTTCCCGCTGTGTCTTGGATGAACGCGCACGTACTCATGATGGAAAACTTCCCAGAATACACATGGGAATTTACCGAAGACCCCGACAGCCGGGAAGTTCATTACTTCAATGACGGTACCTGCGAGGTTAGGTGTCGCATGACGGTTTTAGGGCACACCCAGATCACCTCTTACATGGTGAGAGACGGCGGTGATGTTGTACGCAACCCAAACAGCTTTCAAATAAACACCGCCAAGCAAAGGTGTCGCGTTAAGGCGATGGCTGAGTTCGGCCTTGGCCATCAACTGTGGCTCAAGAAGCCAACGGCAGAAGAGCCGGGGGTTGTAGAAGAAGTCACTGACCAGTCCTCTGGGGATGTTTTACCCACGGACGACACAGAAGCGGACTCAAAAGTCAGGAACAGCATTGATAGGCTTTGGATGACCAGCCTCGAAGAAATCCAAAAGGCGCGAACAAAAACTGCCGGTCAAAAAATGTTTGATCGATATGTTAAGGCTCTGAAGTCTCGCGGGCTGGAAGACTACCGTCTCAATCGGTGGGAAGAGGTCTGTAGCAAGAAGGGGTGGTCAGCATGATGCACCCCCAAGGTTCTGAAGGGTGGCTAAAAGCCAGAGCTGGCCTGATCAAAGCAAGTATCTGCGCTGCTTATGAGAACAAGCACCCTTACATGAAGGTCGCGGAAGTTGTCCGCCAAGAGGTAAGGGCTATCCTTGGCGCCGAGTCTGAGTTTCAAACCAACGCGGCAGTAGAGCATGGCTCCATGATGGAGGACTATGCCCGGGTTAAGCTTGAGCAAATTCAACGGTACAAAGTTGATGAGACTGGCTTGGTTGTACATTCAAAGCACTCGTTCCTAGCCGCATCGCCTGATGGTCTGATTGGTATTGAAGGCTGTGCCGAGTTCAAGTGCCCCTATCCTAAGTGGACCAAGGCGCCTTACTCGGTCTTTGACGAAAAGCGAATCATGTATTTGTGGCAGTGCCACATGGTCATGGAGGTCTGTGACCTAGATTGGTGTGACTTCATGTGCTACTTAGCGACCGATCCACAGGCTGAAGGCCAATGGCACATCGATAGAGTAGAGCGCAACTGGGATTGGTTGGACGAGGAGCTTGAAGGAAGGCTGTTGCCAACACCAAAAAAGGGGTCCGTCACTAGACTTGATTTGTTCAAGGCTTGGTATGACTTCATTCAAGCTGAAGCTGCCGATCCTGAACGGGCTCAAAAGCACCTTGATCCGCTGAAGCCTGACTACGATGAAATCCAAGATGACCAGATGTCTGAGCTTGCCGACATTCAAGGCAAGATCAATGAGATTGAGGTCATGAACTATCAAGCACTTCAAGACCTAGACCACCTCAAGGCTAGCCGTGACGCACTCAAGAAAGAGCTAGTTAAAAAGTACGAGCGGTCAATCACCAACGGATTCGTGTCTATACAGGTCATCAAGAAAACTCCTCCGGTGGATTTCCGCGGGGCATTTGAATTTCTTGGCGGGGAACAAGCCCTGCTAGAGAAAGATAGCTCTATCGACGAATGGCGTCGGCAGAGTAATTCACTGCAATCATCAATCAAATCAATCGGAGATGACTAATGCAAAATAAACCTACTGCCTTCGAGGCAATTAATGCTGGTAAGGGGCGCCTTTACCCGCTAGATCGAGAGAAAAAACTTGAGAAGTACAACAAGCTCAAGCAGTACGGCTGGTTTACAGATCTAAGTAAAGAGCAGCAAGCGCTGAAGATTCCAAGCTTCGACGGTTGGCTGAAGATCGATCAGGACATGATCGATAAGTTGCAGGGAGCACTCGATATCAATGGCGGTGACGCCTTTAGATACAACCTAGAAGTTGCTGAACAGAAGCGCGATGGCGAAGTCTCTCAGCTGAACGTCGAGTTCTGGTTACCCAACAAACCTGCAAACAAGCCAGCCCCACAGCCTGCACCACAGCAAGCTGACTTTCCCGAGGAAGACATTCCGTTTTAAAGGTATTGATATGGGTTTACGGCTAACGCGAGCTGTCGATAGCGTCTTATACGGGGGAAAGAACATGGACCCCCAAAGTCCAGAGACTACGTTCGAGCACAAAATATGGGTTCGACGCGTCCGGGACCACAAGGGCAAGCAAGATTGTCTCTTAAATGTGTATTCCAAAGACGGCTGTGTTGAACAACTTATGACTGTTGGTGGTGAGATCCTAGAGGTCAGCCCCACAGTCTCAATAGCTCTCGTAGGAATTCAGGAGTACTGGTACACGCCTGATGACTTCTGTGAGATTTGTGGGCGAGGTGACCTCAGCAAGAATAGGGTCGTCCCACAAGCAAGGATCTTGGTGCAAGCGCCAAGGTCATATGAACTTTTACGAAACAACGCTAGGAGTAAGCATAAAAGATGAGTGATCAAACAATTAGTATCGACGGTAAGTCGTACAACTTTCAAGAGATTGGAGAGCGACCTCGCCAGATGCTGGCACTCGTTCAACAAGCTAACCAAGCAATCCAGATGCTGACACCTTTACTTGAGGCAGCTCGAGCCGGTGCAGACTCAACCTTGGCTGATGCTAAAAAGCTTCTGCCGGAACCCCTCCCCCAAGAGGCAGAGGAAGTGGCAGAAGGCGAGGTTGTTAATTAGTCCTCGGGTCTGATAGGTACCCGAGTTCCTGACTGGCTTGGCACACCAGTGACTAAAAAACGTGCCGCCCCGAAAGGTGGCTCCTTGTGATTGGGGGCGGAAACGCCCCCCTTTTTTTGATAAGGTATAGCTGCGGTGCGGGGCTTCATACACACGGAGAGTCATATGAAGTTCAAAGATGTAGCAGAGCGGTATTTAAAAATAAAAACACGCAGAGGTAATGATAAGAGTCGTGCGGCAAAACTAGCGATCAAGCAGATGGTCGAGCGCTGGGGTAATAGAAACATTTCTACTATCCGGGCTAAAGACATTAACGATCTGCAAGAGGAGCTGCTTTACGAGCACGGTCTTAGTAACTCGACTGTGAACACGTACCTCAAGTACTTACGGCTGACACTGTGCTACGCACGGGACAAGCTTGAAGTCATTGAGGGTGTGCCAAAAATCGAGACATTGCCGGAAGCGATGAGAGAGTTGCACTTAGACCCGGGTCAAGTTAGATCTTTATTGAGATGGCTAGACCCGCTGAGAGCGGACATGGTGGAGTTTGCCTTGAGTTGCGGACAACGCAACAACAACGTACGGACACTACGCTGGTCTCAGATAAGCAAGGACGGTAGGTACATGTCGATTGAGTCGACCGAAACAAAGAATGGTAAGCCGGCACTCATTCCTCTGAATGGTGATGCACGCGACATCTTAAAAAGACGTGAGCGTGCTCAAGAGGAATTGGTAAAGCGCAGACCATTTTTGCGAGGCAAGATTGACGGCGTCTTTGTTCAGGATAACGGCAAGCCGTTCAGTCGTAGCGCGGTCTGTAATAAGACTTGGCGGAAGGCTGTGGACTTAGCCGGACTACCTAAGGGCACAAGCTTTCATACAATGCGACACACGTTTGCGACGTGGCACTTCCAAGCTCAGACTGACACTCGTGAGCTGATGGAGATTGGTGGATGGCGTTCGCTTAATTCGTTACAGCGCTATACCCACATGAGCAACTTCCATAAGTTGGACGCTGCAAGTCGCATTGAGGGCAAGTTGAGAGCGAGTTGAACCTTGATTTTGGGTACATCGTTCAAAACAAAAAAGGTGAAAGTTGTACACTGGATGGGTCCAAGCCCTTCAGAAACAAAAAACCCCTGAGAAATCAGGGGCTTAGAGTGAATGGAGCGGGAAACCAGATTCGAACTGGCGACCTGTACCTTGGCAAGGTAAACCTACGGGTTTCCTTATAAATCAATAACTTAGAGAAGCCTCGTGCCGCAACGATTTCTCTAATGAGTTGAACCTTTACGGTCTTACCGACTCGAATCGCTTGTTGTATTCGTCGTAAAGTCGCTCTTCTCTCTCAGCAATAGCTTGCAACTTTTTCCACCTCATCATCGAGTCAATCACTTTGTCATCGTACAAAGCCTTCTTCCTCTTTCTAAGGTCTCTAAGCTGCTTCTCAATTTGTTTGTGAGTAATCTCGAACTGATACAGCCTTGGGCCAAATCGTTGCTGTAAGTTTCTACGGTCAGCTGGTGTCGATTCTTTGTACTCTTTTCTATACTGCTGGTAGTCGCCACGATTACTGTAGAAGGTGACCCTGTCTGAGTACTCGCTCGCCATAGGAGCAAAGGTACGCAGTATGGGAATGTCTTTAGGGAAGAGATCAGGCTCTTCGGAAGCCATCTTCATCACAGTGTCAGACGAGTCATCCAAGAATCGACCTACGCCACCCATTAAGAACTCGTAGAAGTGCATGATTCTCTCTGGATTAAGGTCCACAGCGCCGCTGCGATACTCACTGCCCCCTGAAATGTCATTAAGGAACTCAGTGATTGCGGTTACGGCTTCGTTTGTACCGCGCTTTGAGGCATATGCCGCAGGTCTTTCTACCATCAGCGGGTTTTGAGGAATGGTTACGTTAGATCCAAAGAAGTTGATGTTGGCAATCTGCTCGATAGCCATGTCACCAATGTCTGGACTAAGGAAGAACATGCCTTTTAGGATTGCGCTTTCGATCAGGTCTCTATCGTCACCAGTTGCGTGCAAACTCATGGGGTTGAAGTGATGATCGACAGATGTGGCTAAATCCACAGACACCTGCTCCGGCGTCTTGATGCCCATTGCCATCTCTGCACCGAACCGACCGATGTTGTCTAACAGACCATAGCCGTACGGCATTGGCATTGCATAGCCCTGACGACCATCTGTGAACACCATGGCGGTCTTCATCACATACTCGTTGTAGTCAACGTAGTTCGATTCTCCGTCGTCATCCTCACCGGCCATTGAGATGTTGGCCAATGTTCTAGCGAAGCCAAACATCACCATGCTTGCTGCCACAGTCTGAGCCTTGCTAACGCCTCCGTCTTTCTTGCCGCGGGCTAGCGCCTTAATAATGTTGACGTTACCCTGAACGGCGGCATTGAAGAATAAATACAAGCTATCAATTGCGGAGCTATACTCACCCTTGCGGTTAAAGTTAACCGTCAAGTCTTTTGCTAGAGTTGCGGCATCTGCACGCTCTACACCCGCCTTTCTGGCCTCTATATAGGTAGATAACCGGGCAGCATTCTCAGTCGTCTGGTTGGCATCTTCGACCCAGTCAAAGAAAGGCCGTAGCTTATTGATGCCTTTTGCCTTAGCAGACTGCCCCATGATCGTTTCAAATCTGGCCTGCTGCTCTTCTAACGACTTTGCGACAGAAAGGCCAGTAGGAGCACCGTCCTCGATGTATTCGCTAGCGTACTGATCGTACTCTCTTGCTTCCTCAGTCTTACCTTCAGAACCTCTGCGCGCTCTGTAGAACGCCTTGAGAGAGGGCATGTATGACTTGCCTACTTTTCCAACAAGGTCAGTAACTCCGTCAAACTTGCCTTCAAGCCGGCCACCCTTTGCGTCAAGCTCTGAAATAGCAAAAGCTAAACCAGTCTGTATATCCCGTATCGGGTTAACAAGACCCCACGATGGGTTGTAGTTGATCAGCATATTGCGGCGGAAGTTTTGAAACTTCTGCATGTTGGTCAGAGCCTTGTTCATGAAGTCGACTTGGTTGTTGAACATGCCAACACCGCCACTTTGTAGCTGCCGGTTTAGCTCCTGATCTCTGACTTCAATGAAGAACGACTTGCCTCTACGCTTTACCTCTATGTACCGGGGCAGCCCATCGTCAGCACGACGCTCTGAACGTAGCTCTTGATTGCTTTTCATTTCAGAAGGGTTGTTATCGCGTGGTGGTCGCACCTTCTGGTTATACACTCTCCAGTTATCAGGAGACTGGAACTTCTCAAACATCTTGAGTAATTTTTGGGCGGTTCTATTTTTTTCCCCGCGCACAATTTTTTCTTCGGCATCCTTCATCGATACCGTTAGTGGGTTGACGGGTAGGGTTATCCGACCTCTGGCCTTGAAGCTTTCAGAGCCTTTGATACTGAAGCCCTGTGTCCCATTACCACCCTTCATCTCAAGACCTTCAGGGAATGCGGCAAATCCTTTCAAAGGCACATAGAATTGATACGTGTCCTGCCAGTCCTCTCTGGTCCTGTTGTCGAGCAAACCCTGCTCAACCATGTTCTCTCGCATTTGTGTGAGCATCTGGTAGACGCGGTCTGCAATCCCTTCAAGAGAATTGGCCTGACCTTCTGATTCAGCAAGCTCAATGATTGCCTCTGCTTCTGCATCAGTAAGTCCTGAACCTTTTTCTTGATACTTGAACGGTGCAGTTTTAAGGACATCAAGTTTTTTCTTGATAAGGTTTAGATCGCTCTCGTCCTCGACGGTATCCATCTGCTCTTCAAGAGCTTGGATTTGCTGTTCACGTAGATCACGCTCTTGCTGTGCAATCTTGGCGTTACGCTCAGGGGCGTGCTTGGCTAACAGATACAAACCAACCTGCTCTAAATCTACGTCAGCATCGGCAATTAATTCAGCAATTGGCTTGACGTGCTCTTCCTCAAAATCATCCAGCTGCTTCTGAGCTTTGGAGTGCATGAGGTTTTCGTTGTCGTAAGCAGAAAAAGCAGAAGGCAGTCGATCAAGACCAAGGACTTGAGCAAATCGATTCTCAAGATCCTTTAATCTTTCAAGGCGATCACTAAGCTTACGAGTAATCCCTTTTGGCATTAGCCTTTTAAGGCGACTATCCACACTCTTATCTACGGTGTAATCGTCGTTAAGATTAAAGCTGACGTCCTGCTGGAACGGTTCATCTACCCGGATGTACTGAACGTCCTCGGCAGTGAAGCCGTTAACGTCGTTAATGTATCTACCAAGCGCAGACTTGAAGGCAGGAGATAGGTCAAAGTTCTCAACGGGATCGAGATCCCTGAACAGCATTCGTAATGCTTCGTCTACTGTGTCAAAGCCCAAATAGTCTTCTCGATCTAGCGCTTTGAGAAGCCTTTTAAATCGCGGGGTAACATCAAGCTCGTCAATCCAGAAGCGGTTGTCTTCTTCAAGCTCACTGATTGTTTCATGGTACGGGATGTTTTCGTTTTCACGAGCCGTATCCCTAAGAGCTATTGTTTTGGCGTCTTCGCTTCGGTACGAGGGGACACGTATAGCCTCAGGGTTTTCTACTTGTCCTGAGGTTCCTTCTTCTGCGACTGGTTCCGGTTGGCTTTCATTTTCAGCATTAACCGTTTCATCGCTCGCTCGCCCGCTAGCTTCGCTGCGTCCTCCAAGCCTTTGGAGTTGCTGGGCGGTGATTTCTGAGATTGTTTCATTTGTTGAAGCTCCTCTATACCCAGACTCTCTAGCTGCATTGATCATATAGAACCAACGCATTGCCTGAAGAGTTGATGGGTCGGCATTGCCGCCGGTTATCCTGTCATATTCTTCTTTAAACAGGCTTGAGAACTCTTGGAACAGCTCACTTTCAGAAGCAGTTGCGGGTAGACCGGTGTTCTCTTGATAAAGTCCATCAAAATAACTTCTGATGAACCGCGATTCCCAAACGTCCACTGTAGTATATCGTGGATCTCCGGACAAATTCATCGTGTAGGCACCGATCTTCTTGTTGAAGATAAAGAATCTCGGGAGTAGTTGATTTTGTCCTGTAGCTGATTGAACTAAAGCCTTGATCGCAGGTATGCCCGGTATGTTGCTTACGTAGCCCATCTCACGGTTAAAAGCCTGTAATTCTTTTGGGGTGACGCCTTCTTTCAAGAAATCGACAGCCTGTCGTACACCACCTTTTTCTTTAATGAGTCGATCAAACACCTTCAAGGACCGTGCTTTTGTTGGTCCGGTAGTGCCTGAGATAGAGATAGGTGTTGAGTCGATGACAGCGTTACCTTTAGCGCTGACACCCATAACTATCGAGTCTAAGTTCCCTTCTGTTTTAAACAGGTTCAGCACTCTAACAGCATCGCCAACATTGGATTTGAGCTGGGTGGCCGGAGAAGTCAGTCCATTAGCAACTTGAAAAAATAGAAGATCGTCGTCGTTAACGTCTCCATAATACTCTTCTAGAGACTGACGAACGGCTGCCATGTCTTCACTATAGTAATTGTTGTACTTGGGGTTCTCCCGAACCCAATCCTCAATATCCTTTACCGCACGCTTAGCAGCAGTCTTGGTCTTTTCAGGTTCTACGGTCCCACCAACTTCAGACAAGATCTTAGGCCAGAAGTTGCCAAAGAACTCCTCTTCAAGAGCTGTAGAGTATTCTGCATACTTGGTTTTTGCCCGCTCTACAGCATTCGAAATAGGGACTTGCCGTCTTATCGCCTGCGGATCTTCAGTCTGCTGCTGAGGTTCTGCCTGCTCTGGGATTTTGTATGAACGCGAACCGTCGGGGGCAAAGTTTTCCTCGAGCAAACCATCGGCTAACAGCTCGTCGATTACCTCAACGGTTGGATTGAACCCCTTACGGATGTTCTTTTGGATTGACGAGATGCCGGCAACCTCACCTTGTGAGGCTACGAAATCAATTACTTGTTGCCGTAGAAGTTGTCCAGCAGCGTCCCCGTCCTCAGGTTCGGTCTGTCCTCCCAGCTCCTGATCGGCTTGCCCCGTCTCAAGGCCATCTCCGCTAACTGGTCCAGCTCCTCCATCGTCTTGAACTTCTGGGCTTCCCTCGATGGGAGGTGCCCGAACTTGTCCCGGTACTGCTGTAGCATCGGTGGAAGGACTGTCTGTTTGATCTTGCGCCTGTTCACTGGTGATGTTCTCCGCAGTTAGGGTTGGGTTGTCTCGCAGTGACTTGATAAGATTGTACGCCTTTGGAGCGCTTTCTTTAAGTAGCTTTGGATTAGCTGTAAGCATTGCCCCGAGCTGCGCGAAAACTTCTCGCTGCGTTGACCGAAGTATCTCCGGCCGGTCTTCAGGAGCTGCGTCATTGAGCATGCCCTCAAGAAAGTTAAATGGATAGCCGAAACGCTTACCAAGATCGGTTCCGTTCTCCCAGTTAACATAAATCTCATCGACAACATCGCCGAGGTCCATGTCAGGCAAGCCGTCTCCATCAACATCTGCGAAATCCATAGCCAAGTCGGGGAGGGTATCTGAGTAGCCTTGCTCACTGTCGGCTGAATGCCATACCTCATGGGCCATTGCGAATCGATTTACACGAGCTGCCTCTTCATCTGACAGCCCTTGTGTAAGCTGCTGCGTGTTAATTCCTACTGCCCCAGACTGGGGGAAGTATGCAGCAACTGCGTCGTCAGGAAGATCTACGTCACCCTCTATAGCATACGTACCGGTTACGGATTCTATGTGCTGCCGGGGGACACCTCGATCCAATAGATCCAAGTAAATGGACATGGTCTCTTCTAGCTCAGGAACTTCTAACGGATCTCTAGGGTTTTCATAGCGATCAGCTAGAGGCTGCAAAACTATAGGATCTTCAGACTCATTTTTATTGTTGATCATAGGGTCGCCACCACGGGCGCCGGTTATGGTCTTCAGCAATCCAGAAAAAGAAATAGACTCTGGTGTGTAGGTGTCATCACCATTCACCTGAATCTTCTCTGAGCCTTCCTTTGTTTGTTGCTCTAACTCCGATTGCTTTTCCTTCAGTGACTGAGGTGTAGCAACGGTGAATATCGGCCCCTCAAACGCAACCACGCCGGGCTCTTTTTCAGCCTGAACCTTTCTACGGCGACGGCTAGCAATGCCTTGTCTTTCTAGGGCAGCCTTTGATTTCTGCTGCTGAATGCCATCTAGCTTCTCGATAGATGCTTGGACGGCTGCTATCGGCGCAGTGTCATCCTCTATACCGTCATCAAGTAACTGCTGCTGTAGAGGTCCGGGTAGACTGCCCAAGTAGATAGTCTGCTCTTCTGGCTCTAGGGGCATATCTCCTAGCTTAATCTTATCTTCTTGGGGGGTGTTATCTGCTTCCGCGGCTGCTTTTTTTGCAGCTCGCTTAGCCTCAACCATCTTGGCTAGGCGATCGTCAAAATCTTTTGGATCAAACTGAGGTCTAACAGCGTCTAGCGTTTCCGCAGTGCCTCCAATAACAGAGCCACCTAAAGCGCCAGCTACAAAAGAGTTGAGGTACAGGGATTGAGCGTTCTCTCCCCCCATAATATCAAGGAATTCCTGCTTCTCAGATTCAGGCAAGCTCTCATTTGCCCAAGCCACCGCGGCGCGGCCCATTACTTCTTGCAGGGCTTCTACACCACCCTCAACTCCAGCGGTCTTAGTTGTGCCTGTTAGTATTTTTCTTATGTTGCCACGGTTGTCATTCATCTGCTCAGCAATTGCTGTTCGCAAACCTTCTGCCGAGCGGTCAGGGAAAAGTCTTTTGAAAGCCCTCATGGGCACGCCGAAGTTATCTAGGGCGCCTTGGGCGATACCTACTGTTAATGCCGCAACAGGGTCTAAGAGTCCTGTTTCAGCTTCTATCTCTGTAAAGTTTTCACCTGAGTTGAGGGCGGCACTATATGCGCCAGCTCCTACCAAGGCAGCCCGTCTAGGTATTTTTCCAAGGGCTTCTTGCTCATACTCTTTTCTGAGCTTTGAAAGAGCAATCTTGTTCCCGGTCTCTACAGCACCGTCAGCAACAGACTGCTGGACACGAGTATCAATAGCTTCTTTGAAGGATTCTTTGGCAACCTTTTTGGCACCAGCCTTCGCAGCAAATCCGACAACGCCCCCGCCAAGAAGGTCAGGAACAAGAGTGCCGAGAGTGTACTGCATATAATCAAGAGCATCGCCAAAGCCATCAATGTCCTCAACGCGGGTAGCATTACCACCAAGACCCTCTGCTTCAGCCATCTTCTCGTTGTAGTAATCCAAGCCATCGCGGACCCAATCCTCGTTTCCAAAAACAGATCCAGCAAGGGCTTTTACGCCGCCGCCTAAACCTTGCGTTTGCTTGAAACCAGCTTTGACGCCCGTAACAAAATCGCCTGACTCATTTGTCTCATCTTCGAGGTTGGCTATTTCTCGCTGTGCGGAAGCACGCTCCTCGGTTTTCTGCTGGCGCGTATTTGCACGACCTAATCGATCTTGTTCACGAATGAAAAGGTCAATCGAATCGTCGTCTTCATAGGATACTAATGGCATCCGACACTCCTATGAGTTGGATTTAAATGACTATTTGCTTGGCTTTGAATTCTATTAGTCTTGCTTTGTTTTCATCCGTGATACTGCCATCTGGCTCAAAGAACTCATTCAGGATTACAAGTTGCTGAGAGGACAGATCGTCAAGAGAAACCTCTAAAAACTCCTCGATTCCCTGAGTAACCTCTTCACCGGTCACCTTTCTTCCGCGACTATTTACCCTTGCTCGTCTTTGACCCATGCCGATGGGTTGAATTTGTGTTCGCAAGCCGTTTCTAACTCTCGATACAAACGCATCTGATCGCTCAATTTCGCTCTTAACAGATCGCCCGAATAACAGCCGCTCTCTCACTCTTTCACGCACACCCAATACATTGTTAGCCAAGTCTTGAGCGTCTTCACCGACCTGAACAATCCCGCCAAATTTAGGGCCGTAAGTAGAGGTCATGAATTCATCTGTCCCCGATCCTACAGTCTCTAAAGATTTAAGTTCAGTAATGATGGTCTCTGTCATCTTTTCTACTTGACCGTTAAATTCAGTAGATCCTCCGTGATCTCTTTCAATCAAACGCTCTTCGACCAACTCCTTGAATCTAGGGTTATTTCGTAGATCAGACATCATGGTTGATCGAGCGGCGTACGCTTGCCCTGCATCGCCTAAATTTACAGAGAATGGTGTGCCGCCACTGCCAGACCTATTGTTAGTCAGGTCAGGGTAGTAATAACCGATTTTTCCATCTTTAGTGCGGTACTTAACAGCAACCTTGGCTTTTAGCTGGCCCGGTGTTGCTTTGACACCCTGTTGGGCGGGACTTCCAGAAGCAACCGATACATCATGAACGTGTACGTCGAGAATGGTTCCGCCGGCTGCACTTGCAGGCGCCTGCGGAAAACTTTCTGCCGTAATGTTGGCTCCAACAAACTTAGCGTTGTTAACTGAAAGCCCTTCTGTGATAGCCGCTTTTACGTTGGCAGTGATATCACCCGGTGCAATCTCTTCCCCGTTTGCAATTTTAGTCATGATTGCGCCGATCTCTTGATCATACTGCTTCATGTCAGGTCGTAACGCTTTGCTAGGATCGTAAAATTGAGACCCAGAAAGACTGCCAATAATCTCATCTACGCGGGCTTTATTTTGTGGAAGGTTTCGTTCTTCGGGTGACATTTCTGATAGCCCAAGTAACTCATTGGCAAGCAAAGCGTCCGTCTGTATTTTTGTTTCGCGCTCAGCTTCAGTGCGTTCTGCTGCCGCAGCATCTGCCGTGGCCCGAGCAGTAATACTGGCTGTATCTGCTTTGATTCCAGCTGTGGCTGCGTTTGTTTCTATAACATCAAGTTCTTTAGTCCTTAGCTCGTTGGCTCGAGTAGCAGCTAGAGCGGCAGCTTCTTCTGATGCTGTGTTTGAGCGCTTAGTTTCTTCTAGCTTATCCCGATCAAGACCTTGCTGGCCGATACGGTACTCCGCCATATCTTTTCGTTCTTGCTCTTGAATGTCCCGCAATCGACTCTTATCAAAAGCATCTGACATGAGACCGAAGCCCCCTTGGAAGCCTTCGGCAAATCCTGAGTAATTAGTAGCCATGCTTCCCCCTAGTCAAATAACTTATTAATCAAGTAAGCCGCACCTAAACCAATGGCTAGCGGCGCTGCTATAGCTGATAGTCCCGCCAGCATTGCTGATCCGCCACCCGCTGCTGCTCCACCTGCTGCTGCTCCACCTGCTGCTGCTCCACCTGCTGCTGCACCTCCGGCTGCTGCACCTCCAGCTGCCGCTCCACCTGCTGCGGCTCCGCTTGCTGCTGCTCCGCTTGCTGCTGCGCCACTTGCTGCGGCACCTCCGGCAGCCGTGCCACCGGCCGCACCTGCACCCGCAACAGTGCCGCCAGTAGTTGCTGCTCCTACGCCAGAGCCTCCCGCTGCTACCTGTCCACCGGAAGCAACTGAAGCCTTGTTAAGAAGAGCGGTTGCAGACTTTTGCGGGACCACACTCATCGGTCCTCCGACGGTGCCAGAAGCACCCGGAACTGCATTTTGCAGAAGAGCCGCCGTCGGCGTTTGAACGGCAGGACTAGCTACTGCGCCAGTCTTTACTGCTCCTGCTGCGTTAGCAGCATTTGCTGCTTTAGTGGCTTTGTAGGCCTCAATAGCTTTTGGCACTCCTTGTTGGGCGCCAATGCCTCCAAAGATTCCGTACATCTGCATCTCTTGAGCCTGTCTTGCAGCATCTAACTGCATGCGCTGCTGGTTTTCTTGAGCCTCAAGCTTTGCAACTGCCGACATACCCTCTTGAGCGCGTCGGCGAAGACCGAATCCAGTTCCAATAATGCTCATTTATCTACCCACCTGCTGCGCTTTAGATGTGATTCCGCCCATGCCGCCTAAGAGCGCTAGCCGTCTGTCTGCATCACGCATTCGTGTTGCATTAAGACCACCGACCAAAGCTGACGTCATTGTGTTGTTGTCTAGCTGCTGTGCGTCGACTCCGTAACGGGCTGCATCTCTATTCATTGTTCCCTGAACATTGGCAGAGGAGGTTGCTACTGCGTCTCGCGTGCGCTGTAAATCGCCTTCCAGCGACTTGGTACCGGTAGCGGTAATTTCACTTGCAAGAAAATTCTCCACCGGAGCAAACCGAGTCATGTAGTCTTGGGTTTGGGCCCGAATCAGGTCTGCAAATAACTGGTCACCCGGATTGTCCTTCGGATCCATCCCTGAGTACCGATATGGGTTTATGTTTGAGTAAGCATTACCCATACCGCCGGCATAAGTAGGAACACCGCGATAGGTGCTTTCAGGATTGGGAAAAAAGAAGTCTTGAACCTGCTGAAAACCTACATTTCCAGACTGCTGCAACCTATCAAGATAATCCCTAAACATTTCTCATGCCCCCATAATTCTTCAGACCAAAAGCACTCCCAGCACCGGCCCCAGCAACAGTTCCGGCGACATTACGCAGGCTGCTTGAGGCGCCAAAATCCTGAGTGGCCTGACTATTAACCCGATCTAGTTGATTCTGAGCAACCTGCATCTGACCTTGCATGCTGTCTGTGGCAAGTCCTTGGCCCATCTTTACGATGTTGGCCAGTCCTTGATAAGCCTGATCAGTGTTGGTTAGACCGGCGTCACTCATAGCCTGACCAACACCGCGAGCCTGAGCCGTTCTTAATGCCGCTGACTCTTCTTGAAATGCCCCCATCGAAGGATCTAAACCGCGATTCATTACGGCCGCGTTTTGCATATCAGCTATGCCTTCCTCGTAAACCCCAGACGCTTGCGTGCCAGCCTGACCCATTCTGCTTTCATAAGCGGGCTGACTAAACTGATTTAGAGTGCTCTGTATGAGCGAGTTTTCAAGAGGAACAAACGTCTGCTGATAACGCTGAAGAGAAATCGCCGCCTGCTCTGCAAGCGCCTGCTTGCTCTCCATCTCATCTACTTTTCCGCTTCCGCCGCCAAAGCTCATATCTCACCTATAATCGTTTATTAACTACACTGTATTTGCACTGGTAACCAAAGCCTTTTGCTAGGTTGACCAACCCCTCATGGGGAGTCCAAATCTCAATCGATTGATGCCCTGTGTTGCGGGCTAAGGTTTCAAGTTCTTCAGCGTAAACAGCTGCGCTTTCTGGAATAGGGTCGTATGCTATCCAGATCAGCAACTTGTTAGCTTTCCGAAATGGAATCGGAACGCTTTGAAGTACGCAAAACCCAGTAGTCGTCCGTGCGGGGTCTACCATAAGGTAGCTATCACCGTTTACACATGAAGCGTAAACGTCTTCTGGTCTCCAATCTGGGGCCACATCTTCGTGGATAGCCAGCAGACCAGTTTGAACAACATCCCAATGCTCTCGGATGTCAGCAAACTCTAACGCCATTTTATATCACCAATACATAAAAATCTAAAGAAATCAACTATTAAGGTGTTCTAAAGCTAATCTTCCGGCTTTGGATTGGCGTCCTTAACCGCCTTGATGAAGTTGTAAAAGGTGCCTGTGTTGTCGAGAGTTCCCGAATGTATGTCATGCCACAACATATCAAGCTGGTCTTCTAAGCCGCCATAACCAGAGTGGCGAGACTGAATCCACGTTAAATCTGAAGACCCGTCGACCACACCTATTACGGTTTCAATTTCTGACGCATAGACAAAACGACGATACTGAGTCCTTGGGTTAGTAATTTCACCGCTGTCTGCATACGGATACCAGTTATCACCTTCACCTTTAAGGCCTTGGGGGCCAAAAATAATAGTCTCGTTTTCGTGGTCCCACTGAACGTAAAGCTCCATTATCTCGCTCCCATAATGAAGCCGGAGACTTCGTGGATATAGTCGGTTGCAGTTGAATTATCACTATCATAAATGCCGGATGATCCTGTTCGCGTTACCTCCAGCTTCATGTTTACTGCGCCTAGTGTTTTGTTTGATAAAGAACCGCTCACTGCAAATTGAGCGTATAGATTCGTGTTGGCTTTGAAGCGGGTCTCGCCAACGAGCATATAGCTCCCTGCACCAGAAACACTGACGCTGTCGCCAACCACAAATACTGTTCCACCGGGATTATATTGCACGTAAGTCGAATTATTGCCTGAAACATAGGCAACGGCAGTTACAGTGCCAGTCTTACCAGCAGCCGTAATTGTTTGGCCCGCAGAAACAACACCGGTCTTATTGCCGCTAAAGTAAACCCTGAATATGCTAAGGTAGAAGTAAACAGCAGTTACAGTGCCTAATGACGTTGCCGTACCCGCTAGATCCTGCATATACAACTGAAATCTATAGGTCTTGTTTGCCGTCGAGTCATACCAACCAGTGATTGACGCAAAAGGCTTGTGGCCGTTGGTTTGGTGTGTCGTGCTTGATAGCTGCTGCGTGATCACCTGTTTCGTGCCGCCACCTGAGGCAGTGTTACCCCTAAACGCAATACTTTGCGTTGACCTAAAAGGCAGCAGAACAGCAACGTCGCCCACTAAGTTATCGGCGTAAACAGTGGTGCCGCTCATGACATTTGCGCTGATGCTTCCAGAAGTTATCTGATTAGCTTGTATAGCGTTTACCTGAAGCGCGCCAGTATTGGGGTTCGACGTCAAGGTAGTGTTATCGATAAAGAGGCGGGAGGTGCTTATTGTTCCCGCATTGATTTTTCCAGCGTCAATGTTAGCGATCTTCGCGTTATCTATCGCTGCGTCGCCTATAAACGCATTTGTAATCGAGCCATTCTTGATGAACGCGGTGTCCATGTAGACACCGGCAGGGACAGTCTCACCGTTAATGCTTGTAGAGTTAGACTGAACCACAAAGGGAACGATTAGATTGCTAGTGTTTCCGGGGCTGTTTGTTTGCTGACTGCTTGCGCTCGGATTTACGATTGCAAACCTATCTGCCCGAATAATGAATGCAGACGTTGGCGTTCCGTTATTGACTGTATTTGACAGGCCAAACCCAGATACGTGACCGGCATTGTCCAGCTTTACTGTGTACTGGCTAGAGAGGCCGCCGTTTTCATCACCGACTACCGTTTGCAATGTTTCAATAGAAGACGTTTGCTCGTCAACTGTAGCCTGAACCGTGTCAACCGCAGAGGCGCTTGCAGTTCCGTTAGGGAACACCTCAGTTTGAATGGTGCTCACAACATCAGCCGAAGCAAGCTTTACCGTTCCTGAACCGTCAAATACTGCCGCTGATATTTGATCAATGCTAGACGCATTGCTTGTACCGTTAGGGAACACCTCGGCTGTGACCGTGCTTAGGCCTGAGGCCGTCGCTAAGTTAAGAGTTCCCTCAGTGTTCCCGTTAACAAACATCGACGCGGCAATGTTAGAGACCTTATCGGCTATTGCCCCGTCACCATTGACCTCTGTATTCAACGTGCTCAGGGCACTGGCCGTCGCTAGTCGACTACCGTTCGCATCAAACACCTCGGTAAACAACGCATCTATTCGGCTTGCTGAAGCACTGTTTGGACCAAATACTTCAGTGTTCAGAACAGCTACAGCAGAGGACGAAGCAAGTTTTAAGTTTCCACCACCGTCAAATACTGCCGCGTTAAGATTTGTGATTGCGCTACTGTTAGCGACGCCATTTGGAAAAACCTCTGTTGTTACAAAGTCAACTGCATTACCAACAGCCTCTAATCCCGTGTCATTGTCAAAGAGGCTTGAGTTAAGCACGTCAATCCGAGACGACGTTGCGCTGGTAGGGTTTACTCCGGCACCCCAAACCTCATTGGTTAGAGCCGAAACTGCGGTCGAGCTTGCTAACTTAACTTGGTTACTTGAATCAAATATCGCGCCGTTAAGAGTCGTTATGTCGCCCTGAACAGTGCCAATCACAGTGTTATTCGACTCCGGGTCATAAATGGCGGAGACCTGATTGGTCAGTGTTTCTAGAGCTGATCCCTCAGCAAGCTTAACTTGGTCTTGCTCATCAAACACCGCGGAATTAAGGCTGGTAACAAGCCCCTGTATCGTTTCTATGGACTCACCTTGAGTCTCTACCGTGCTGCTTATTCCGTCGGTAACACTCGTCTCAGCGAGCTTTACATTATTACCGTCAAAGACGGCAGCATTAAGACTGGTAACGCTCGTCTGTATCGTTTTTACAAGGCTTGGGTTTTCTGTTCCGTCATAGATAGCCTCAACTTCCTGAGTCAGCGTATCAACCGCAGATGTCTCGGCAAGCTTTATATTGTTACCGTCAAAGACAGCAGCGTTAAGGTCGGTAACACTTGTTTGTATTGTTTTTACAAGGCTTGGGTTTCCTTCCCCGTCGTAGATAGCCTCAACTTCTTGAGTCAGCGCATCAAGCGCAGATGTCTCGGCGAGCTTTACATTATTACCATCAAAGACAGCAGCGTTAAGGTCGGTAACACTTGTTTGTATTGTTTTTACAAGGCTTGGGTTTTCTGTTCCGTTATAGATAGCCTCAACTTCCTGAGTCAGCGTATCAACCGCAGATGTCTCGGCGAGCTTTAGACCGTTACCGTCAAAGACGGCAGAATTAAGGGTCGTAATCTGACCTTGAGCGGTTCCGATATCGTCTTCATTTACCTCTATCCTGTCTGTCAGACCAGACACGGTTGAAGTTGTTGCGAGTGCAAGCTGACTTTCATCATCAAATACTTGCGCGTTAAGTGATGTAACTTGCCCCTGAAGAGTTCCTATGGACTCACCTTGAGTTGTAACTGAGCTAGTTAGCGTGTCGGTAACACTCGTCTCAGCGAGCTTGACATTATTACCGTCAAAGACGGCAGCATTAAGGTCTGTGACAGACGATTGCACTGTTGTTATTAAGCTCGGCTCCCCGTCCCCGTCATAGATCGCAGTAACATCATTAGTAAGAGCAGTGAGGGCTTCCGTCGTCGCAACTACCACTTGATCTTCGCTATTAAAAACAACGCCCTGTAGAGATGTGACCGCGCTTGAAAGACTGCTCACAGTCCCGTTGATGTTAGTAACCGTAGTATTTGTTGCACCTAGTGCGGTAGAGGTTGCAAGCTTTAAGGAGTTGTCAGCGTTAAAAACAGTGGAATTTAAAGTGCTTATTGCGCTTTCGTTGTCACCGATCCGGGGGTCTTCAATGCTAACCCACTCTTTATCTCCGTCACCGTCTCCATCAAAGTAAATGTGTAAGGTGTTGTTATCTGACGTGTCATACCAACGCGAGTTATCCGCGATTGGATCGTTAGCAGTGCCGACTGGCTGAGTCCCTGATATGTAGACGTCTGCCGTATTTGCTGACAGATCTGATAGCGACGTTTGCAGATTGCTCGTCGCTGTATTTAGAGTGCCGAGAGAGGTATTGATCGTTTCAATGGCGGTATTAATTGTGCCCACCGAAGTGTCGATGCTACCTATCCGAGTAACTAGGTTGTCACCGGTATAGGATTCTATGAAGCCAGTATATGTTTCGAGTGACGTGGTCAGAGCGTTAATTGTGTCGATTTGCCCAATCGGAGTTGCCAAACTCAGAGCTAGCTCGCTCGACGTGATCTGCTCCTCAAGGAGTTCTAGGATTAATTCAACGTCTGGCTGCGTAGTTCCGTTAACACCTATGGAGCTATTGAACGGGCCTATATCATCCAGAATGTTTACAGCTCTTACCCAATAGTAAAAGCTCGCACCGGTTCCAACCGGGTCCGAAAAGATGCCAGTAAACCCAGACACACGCGCCAAGAGCGTTGCATCAGAAATGCTGTCGCTTGTGTGACGGAACACCTCAACAAAGGCATGGCCTACATAGTTCCTTAAATCCCACGTCAAGATGATGTTTTGGAAGGCACCGGAAGCCACGAGGCTTGTCGGAGCAGGGGGCTGCTGTACTCCAGTGTCATCACTTACAGGCTCAAAGCTTGATGGTGAATCGATGACTGTAGAAAGCGAGATGTTGCCGGAAAGCTTTAGGACGTTGGTGTCTAGCAAATCCTGAAAAGTAACCGCCCGCTCAAGAGGCCGTCCTCGATGACCAAGCAACACGTCAAGACCTTCCTTTACAGTCTCGCCAAAGCGCTTATCTTGTGCCCCCCAGCTCGGAGGGACGGCCATCACGGCCTTCTTTTTAGCCATTTATTTCTCCAGCCGATTCGTACACACAAACCTCGTTGATGGCATCAGATCCAGTCAGCTCTACCTCAAACTCTTTTGCTTTGTATCCTGAAGGAAGTCGGAACAGTTCGTCGCTGGTCACCACTTGAGTGTGCTGCAATGTCCCATCCGCATAGAGCTTAAAGGTAATACCAGACCCATAGCTGTCTGCCTGTACCTTAGCGACGCCGGGGTTTATGGGCCTGCTGTTATAAAACTTTTTGGACTTCCACGTATAGGCAAGAGCACTTCCAGCCGCAAACTTCTTAACCGCTCCACCTACTACTAGGTATAACTCATCTTCTTCTAGGTCGTTGAAGCCTGCGGTAGCATAAAAGTCTAGGTCGGTGAGGGAATTTTTTTCTCCCCGCGGATCAAAAATAAATCCTTTCTGATCAGAGCCGGTGTTGTAGAACCCAATGTAATGGCCTTCCCACATAAACCCCACAATAGAAGAGGGGACAAGTGCCTGCCACTGATCCCTAGTAAGCAGATCCTCAGTGACTAGTCGTAACCCGTTGTCTGTAGCCATCACTAATCCGTCAGGACTGGCATACATAATAGACGACCCCATGTCTACAACTGAGCGGCCTGCAACGCATGATAGCGTCGAGTCTATTTCCGTAAGAGCAACAGATGCAGGGTCTAAGCCTGAGGCCATGTAAGGCTTTTCTGCTGTTAAGATCAACAAGCCTGTCTGCATAGGAGCAAGCGCCACGATGTCAGACTTCACACCCAGCTTATATTCATCTGGGAAAGCATGAGGCAAGTAAGCTTCACTAAAGCAGACTGTTCGTCCAGAGAATCCTGCAAAAACGCCATTAGGCATAGCAGTGAGACCGAGAAGAGGGCCGTCAGGATGGTCCGCTGAAATATCATCTGGCGGAGGATCAAAGTTTGAAGAGGTGATTGCCTCGCCTAGTTGCGAGTCTGTTTTTGAATCGGTGTAAGAAGCTGTCGCTAGTGTGACGTCAGCAACAAATCGAAGCGTGCCGCTGGCGTCGGTGCGGTAAAGGCGCTTCTTTGTTAGATTGTGATTACCTGTGATGTTTGTAGGGAAAGTTACAACCACATTCTGGTCACTGTAAACGGCGATTACTTGACTCGCTAAAGCATCGCAAGGCTGACCTTCTTCTCCGTACGCAGAAACGTACGTGAAAACGTATGCTCTAGACTGAGGTATTTCTTCGTCTGTTTTCGCGGTCGCAACATCAGTTGCAACAGTGGTTATGTTATTTGGTTTTGGTATACCTAAGCGATAGTAAGTGTTGTTCCCAATAATTGCGCTGGTTGTCATCCTTGGATAGCCAGTGCTCCCACCTATACCAGAAATATAAATGCGCTCATGAGAATCTTCAGCCAGAGGAGAGCGGACAATGTCCAAGACAGAATGGCTGCCAATCCATATGGAAGAGTTGAATTTAAATAACGTCTTAGTTGAACCAGTAATACCATAAGAACCAACAGGGGTGATTGTCGCAGACGCATTACCTTTCCATGGCTCTAATCGGCCAGAGTCTAAACGTACATTAGTTGCTGTTTGCGCCATGTCCTCCGGTAGCAATCTAGCAAAAACCTTTGGTGCTTTACCGCCAAACGTCCTGAGTCTAAAACCTGTCATTTGCGCCTCCAGATACGGATTCCATAGATCGCAGCAAATACAGATAAAATCAGCCACTGATACCAATCGGGCGTTGTTGATAGGGCCACAAAGCCATCGACAACATAAGGCTGCATCTGGGGAATGAAAGACATAACGAGAGGTATGCTGAGAAGTAGAAGAACAAATTCGTCCTTCCATCCTGAGTTTTTGATTTGCTGAAGCTCCCACGCATTGTCCATCTGCTGACCCTGCTGGATCATTTCGATTTGCTTTGTGTGTCGTAGCTTTTCTAGCTCAATCTTTTGAACTGATTGCTCGTGCTTTCGTTGGCCGCGGCTATCAATTGCCTCAACAACTTTTCCGCCCAGACTGCCCAGCACAGAACCGAGAATACTCATGATCCTCTCCGTAGTTATGCTGTCCGTGCAGTTGATTTGTAGTGCCAATATATCACTGGCAAGGTTTGTTCACTAATTATGAGAACATAAACATCAGCAGGCCAGATAGAACGGCGACAAGAACCATTATTGAAAAGCTGTTAACCATAGCCTCCTTCATTTCTTGCTGCCGATACACCGTATCTTCCCGCTCTTGAATTATTTGCTTTCGTATCTCACGGAACTCCTGTAACCCTTGTGCTCCGTAAACAAGATTGATCATAGATATCAGCTCACGCTGCTGACTCTCCAGTTTTTTCTTAGCTGCAAAAGCTTGAATAGCCTCTTGCTGCGCGCTTCTTCTAAACACCACTCGCCTGAACGGGCTGATGTTCTTAGCTTTTTTGTCAGCATAAAGCACATCTGAGGCGTGCCCGTACCATACTCCGATCTGCATCATAGTATCTTCAGCGGATTTTCCAACTTCCACCATAGCTTTTACGAGCGTGAAAGCCTTGGTGGCTCCAGCGATGGCGGTGATAGGGTCAATCATTTTCGATAAATCGCGTGTACGAGCTTTGGCCCTCTATATCAGCCCAGTAATCACTGGCTATCTTTCCCTCTGCTCGATCTTCTACCGGAACACTGTATGTAAATGCATCAGACTCAATTATGTGCTCATTAAGGTATTCAACAGGCTGAACTAGACTTGTAATTCCATGCTCATCAGTAGCCTCAACGGGATTACCAACTGGTGTCGGTTCTTGAGAATAGCGGCTAGTGACTACCTCAACCGCTACCGTAATACCGGTGTCGTCAGGAACGGCTGTTAGTTCTGTATTAAAAATATTTATGATCATGGTTCAAACCCGCCACCGCCGCCACCGCCGCCACCGCCGCCAGCAACTTGAGCAATAGCTGTGATGAAGGCGTCAAAATCTGCGACCTCGGCTGTTGTGTACCCTGTTTTTTGTAGCGACAGTTTCATCTGAGTGACCGTCAAATATCTTGACTGGCTTCCAGAATAACTACGTGAGTTACTGGCGGTTGTCATAAATCCAGCAGATTGACCGTTCGTTAAGGTTTGGAAAGTGTTGTCTGACAGCGAATATGTTGCGCCCGTACCCGCGGTGTTACCATTAATAGACCCTGTACCTCCTGTTCCTGATATAAAGTAAGCCCAGTTAACTTTTACATCTACAGGCGAAGGAACAGAGACAGTACCTAGTGATACATAAGAAGTGCCGATACTTGTGGTGGTCCCGTCTTGCACTCCAGAGCCATAGCCGTCATATCGAACGCCATTCCCGCCAGCTATTCTCTTGACCTCAAAATGTAAAACATTACTGTCCAACCTGAGTCTAAAACCTAGGGTACCGATAATGCTTGCGAAATAGCTACTATAGGCACTCGAAACTTGAGTAAGTGAACTGCCTGTTTGATTCGCTCGTTCCGCAGCATAAGTGAAAGAGTTAAACAGATTAAGAACATCTGATGCGCCATAAAAGTCAGCAAAGTCAATCGCCGAACCCGACACAGTGCTAATCGTTTTTCCGCTAGCGGGGGTCAAACCTCTGATGTCAGAATCATTAAAAGAAACTGTGGTGCCACTAGTCCCACCGGCTTCGATGTGAATCTGGTTGAGACTAATAGCACCCGAGGTTTGAAGAGCCATTAGTCAGTCCATATAGCCGAGGCAATGTCTTGCACCATTTGGTCGTGACTAGTCATGTCAGTGGCCGTAGAAGTTTCTGTACCATCGTCAGCCATAGTCACAACGTACCGCGTCAAATGGACAACCTTATCTGTCGTGACTGGAAGCTCTGCGTCATCTGTGTCGTCGAATGTGTGCTGATAAACAATCATCATAGTTGGATGCTCGTCGGCACTCATTGCTGGGTACACTTCGCAACGCTGAACTGTTCGTGTGTTAGTTATCGCCATTTTCTAAATCCTCTATTCGCTTGTTTAAGTCTTTAACAGTCTCAACCAATAGCCCGATTATGGCTTGGTAATCCACTGCCTTCATTTCATCGCCGTCGCGGATACTTACCTCTTTGACCACGTCTGGCATGATTTGCTCGACCTCTTGAGCTATTACGCCGCCTGAGTGCTCGCCTGAGTTCTTCCAGTCGAATGTATAGCCAGAGATTTGCTTAACCTTTTCAATGGGGTCGCTAATTTGCTGGATATTTTCTTTTTGGTTGATGTCCGAAATACTGGTTGTTGTGTAGGCCGTTATATTTCCTTCGCACTCCAAATTACCACCAGCCGTAACTCGGACGCGATTAATTATATCAATGTAGTCTGTACCACCCTCAACGCAGTCAAGCATGAGCACGTTGCCAGCAGTAAGCTGAACTCTATCGGTAAGGAACTTAATATGCGTGTCCGTGTCGCCATTGTGGCGGATGAAGTCATCCACACGTAGTTCATGGATAAAGCTGATGGCGCTTGGTTGAACGAAGTAGGCTGTTGGATTGGCGGCATCCGTAAATCTGGTGCCTGTAACTTGACCACTGCTGGTTATAGCACCCGAGTTCAGGGTGCCAGTAACAGCAAGGTTCGCCCCCAGAAGAGACATCCTTAACGTGCCGTCTTGGTACCACTTATAATTTGCGTCAGAATTAAACCAAAGAGTGCTTGACTCAATCCCCATCGCATACCAAGAAGTTGCACTCGCATCGTAAAAACTGATGCGTGTACCCGCAGTATGATCGGCGGTGTTGGGAGGTGCGACACTTGAATTGCCGCGTGTGTTGTTGATAATCCCAGTAAAAACAGAATTTCCAGCACTATTAATTTCAAACCTATCCTCTAAAACGCCATTGATAAGCGTTTGGAAGTGAATAGATCCGTCTTCAGCGCCGTTGTTTGCTTGGTCTGCTACGCCATAAATAGTTGCAAACGTATTTGTAGAACCAACCGTGTCTTCACCTGTGAACGTAATTTTACCGATCAAGTCACCGTTTGATCCTAGGCCTGAGTTTCTCCAAAGATTAAGTTGTGGCCCTACTGAGGCATCTGTATCTGTAGAGATAAGCGTGACTTGTGCGCTGTTGTCCGCAGTTGTAAAAACACTTGTGCCGCTTACATCTAAAGCATGAGTCGCTCCGGGGGTTGTGGTGTCATTGACTCCATATCCAAGCCGCATTGAGTGGTTTACTGTCAGCTTGCCGTCATTGGTAAGAGCCATAGCACCTTGAGCGTCGGAGTTTCCGGTCGTTCCCCACCAGAAACCACGACCGGCTGTGGTGTTCATCTGGAAGCACATTGCATAATTGCTTGCGAGTCCACCATACGAAAAGCCGTTTTTCATGCCTATACCGTATGTAGTGCCACTCCAAACCGAAAACTTAACTCTGTATCCCCCTGAGCCTCCAATAAAATAGGGGGCATCAACTATCCCACTGCTGGTAATCGCACCACTCGTAATGGATTTAGAGAAAACTATGCTAGTAGGAGAGAAGGTTGCAATATTTGAGTACGCTCCTCCAGATTCAGAGCGAATATAAGTTTTACCGCCAGTGGCTACGTCCGCATCTCCGGTGAGGTAGTTGTTTCCATCGTAATAGCCAAGCCAAGTATGCGCACCGCCATCAGTGTTGGTTATTTTTAGTCCGCTTTGATTATTTCCAGTTGGAGGACTTACTTGTAATGCAACGTTTGCAGAAGCCGCCGCCGAGCCCAAAGTTGCGCTATCTGCTGTGATAGCGCTCGCAGAGATGTTGCGCGACGTACTTACAACGCCAACACCTCCGACGCTTAGTGCGTAGCCACTTATATGCCCCCCTGCATTTCCTGCAAGTGATAAATGTCCGCTTGCATTGAAGTGCGCCGCAGTAGCACCTACGCCGTTACCTAAATGAACGCCGCCAGTGCCATCGTATAAATTAAGATATGTACCGAAAGCGCCAGTCGCCGCGTCAATGTGTAAGTTGCCATTTGTTGTGCCTATAGAAGCTCTAGTAGAAGTTGAGTTGTTAGCGTTACCACCGATAGCTAATGACCTTGAGTAAAGACTATTAGGGCCAAACACTGCTAGGTTGTTGCCAGATACAGATAGTTGACCACTGCTAGTAATCGCGCCTGCTGTAATGTTGCGACTGGCGTCGACGAGGGTAACGCCGCCTACCTGTATTGGGTTTGTCGCTGAAACAAAGTTTGCCGAACCTTGAAAGCGCGCTAGTCCGTAAACCTTGAGATCATAAAAACTTTCTGCCGCACCGCCAGCGCCGATTGCGCCTGCTACGGTTAAACTTCCATCACCACCATCAGCTGCACTTGAGCTATCAGCGTTGATATTTACATTGCCATAGAACGATGCAGCTAAAGGATCTACATAATTGTTCGATCCTCTGCCGTGCAACTGAAACTTTAAGCCATTACCCGGCTCATAAAAATTAAGATCAAAATCAGGAAAATTACTTGCTGTTGGTGCATTATAGATCGTCCAGACACCAGTTCTTGAAATAGCGTTGTTTACATCCCATCCGCTTGCTTCAAATGCCACTGATGCTGAACTAAATTGCGCGCTTGATGATGTTGCAGTTCCTTGTTTTGCAAGGGCGACCTGCGTGCCAAACGTTCCAGTGCCTGTGCTGGTGATATCCCCACTCGAAATATTGCCTGCGAAGGTTGCGTCTTTGCTGGTATCAATTTGTAACGCAGAAGCATTATTTTGATAGAGGTGAAACGGCTTATTCGTTGTTGTTCCTATGTAGCTGAAACTACTTCCTACGAGAAATATACCGCTTGTATTAACATCCGTTCTTCTCAGAGTTATGCTCGCACCAGCCGACGGGTTTGAAATACTGGCGTTACCGACGCTAGTGATAGCCTGACTCGAAATCGTGCCGATGTTAGTTAGGTTGCGGCTAGAGCTAATGACAGTAGTGCCGCCAATTTGAACCCCACCAAACGTCGAGGTGCCTGTGCTAGTGATAGCCCCACTCGTGATGGTGCCTCCAAAGATTGCATTTTTAGAGGTATCAAGTCTTAATGACGCATTCGCTAGGCTTGTACTTAACCCGTTAGTTCCGAAAACTAGATAGCCGCCTGTCTGATCTGCAAAAATATAATTTGCACTTGGTCTTTTAAAGAATTGATTACCGCCAGTAGCATTCCCTACGGATAAAGTAGTACCCAAAACGTCTACGTTACCGTTGCCGAACACGCTGAACGTCTTAACGCTCGTTCCCTTGTAACCGGCGTTGTATTGGCTGTGAAAATGTATATTGGTTTTGCTTTGGTCGTATTCTGCCCCAATGCCTGCAATATTGTTTGCGCCGTCATGCCAAACGAGACTCTTTAGGTAACCCGCGTGTTGTGACCACGACGACATCTGCAAACGCAAGTAATCAACATCGGCAGACGTTATCGACCTTGTTCCTTTAATTAGCCCACTGCTATTAATCGCGCCAAAGAAATCAGCACTTTGGTTATTATTAAACCTAGCAATAGACGAGCCGCCATTTGTTTTAAATAAGATATTGCCGCCTGATGTCTTGGCAATAACATTGTCTACGATAGCGTTAACGCCGACAAAACTGCCGCTTGTCGTTATCGTTCCACTGCTAGTAATGGCCCCACTAGAGATAGTGCCGATGTTGATTAGGTTGCGACTAGCGTTAATGACAGTAGTGCCGCCCATTTTTAGCGAGGTGCCTAGCCATAAATCTTGCCAATACTTATCAGTTCGACCAAGGGCATATTGGTTTGTTACGGCGGGTGACAGTCCACCGTTAGTAAGTAACTGACCGCCACTTGGTGTGAGGTATAGCGTATCGCTACCACGAACAAGCTCTAAATGGTTCGCGTAATTACCATTGCTTATAGTCAGCTTGCCAGAGAACGCGCCTGTGCCTGCAAAAGTAGCGGCGGCATCTTCGTATATTGTTAGTAGATTTGTAGCTCCGTTGTCTTTGCTGACAATGAAGGCTCTATTGGTTTGATCGTTATCATTGTCGATGTCGATCCGAATACTTCCATTCGACTGAATCCATCCGCCAACACTCGGGTCATTTAGCGTTAGCTTTCCTGTGCTAGTGATAGCCCCACTCGAGATAGCGCCTGTAACCTCAATACCTGAGCCACTCGTGGCTAGTTTTTGTCCGCCTGCATAAAATAAAGAAACCTCTGCTCCATCTGTTCCTTTTAAGTAGTTAGCAGTAGCTCCAGCATTCTGCAATCTAACGTCAGTACCTTGTATCAACAGGTTTCCAGTTCCTGAGTCAGTAATGTATGAAGCAGAGCCTGAGTGGTAGATTTGTAAGTCGTTGTCGCCAAAAGTAGCTTTGACGTTATCTCCGAATGACAAATTGCCCGTCATCGTATCCCCAGCGATGGAGACCGATTCGGTGTCGGCGGCTGTTTGGGCTTGCGAGGCTATGTCATCAAGTGCCGCAGCGACTACACGAAGTGCTATTACAGTTCCGGAAGAATGCGCCACCGCAGTGGTGCCATCTTGGCCCCTAGTTGCAGTAAGTGTATTAGACGAAACAGCTGTTACCTTAACAATCTCTGAGCTTAACCCTTCACCTATAGAAGCGTAGAAGTAATCGCCGCCCCCAAGAGAGGGGAACGACGAAGCATCAGATACCGTTAATGAGGTAGCAGAATTTGTAGTAGCACTCGCGAGCGTGGCGCTGGCGAGGTTGGCAAACTTGACAGCCATATATAAACCTCTTTAGATCAATGACTTAGGAGGCAGATACCGTCCAAGTGATAGTCAAACTGTCGCTAGTACCTTTTGAAATTGATCCAAATACAGTATGGCAAAGCATGGTACCGCTACTGCTCGCGTTAAATATTCCGGCCTCGGTAATAACTGCGGAGGTCGACGGAACTCCAGCTGCAAAGCTGGCAACGTAGACTACGTCGTTATTATTTACGGTAGTGCTGGTTAGCGCGGAGCGTGCGGATTCGGACCCAAGGGCCGTGTCGCTTGCAGAGGCAGCTGTATTGTCGGTTCCAATTGCCATGTGGCTCATTACACTGGCAGAGCTTCCGGCCATTCTTGATGCGACAAAGCTTTTACCTGCTGTGACAACTAAGTTTTCAACAGATTCTTTTTGCTTTATTACACCATCCTGAGAGGTGACGACAATATCCAGCCGCCCCTTTAGTTTAAGATCGTCTTGGATCATTGTGAGTCTCCACTTTAGTCAGCGTTTAGTAACACGAAACCCAAATCCCCTTTATTGAGGACTGAGCTGGCTACCAATCTTTGGGTAACTAATACGTCACCCATAGTTACACTGTCCGAAGTACCTTTCCGTGGAGACAGCACGGGTGTGTCCGATATGTTTAAACCATCTAGCGCAAGCTTGGACACAGAAAAAGCTTGCACTTCATTTACAATTATATTCTCAGAAGCGCTCTTGGTAAATGCAAAAATCGCGTTATCTGTCAAGGGGTTAGTTGAGTCTTGTAACAGCTTTCCAACTGATCTTAGGCTGAATTCTGACAAAGAATAGGAGTCGGTGTTGCTTTTAGAAACGCTAATGTCCGCATCTTCAGCAAGGGCAAAGGTATCAGATTTTTCTGAGCTTACTGAGGCGACCGGCGAATCAGATAAAACAAAGGAATCATCAGAAAGCTTTCCAAATGCCAGAGCTTGCTCGTCTTGCAATGAGTAAACATTGGATTTGTTGGCAGCTGCCTCTTTGTCTATCTGGTTGAAATCATCAAGGGTAAAGAAGTCTTGAAGACCAAACCCAACGTCAAATGACTGCGTTTCTGAAAAAGATACCTGATCATCTGGAGACCCAGAGACGTTGGTGAACCCATCGCCGAATGTAAACTCGAATGAAAAAGGATCTCTAGTTGCTGTGAGTACTTCGGTAACACTTATAGTGTTAAGTCTGTTAAGGCTTGGACTGGTTTGGATACTTTCAGTAACACTGACTGTATCTTCAGAAACTTTAGACGTGCTGATTAAGGAGGTCTCAGATAGAGACGTACTATCAATTAAAGAGCTGCCAATACTAAATTCAGCGGCATCTATAGTGGTGTATGTGTCAGTTGCAAAGCTTGAGACATCAAAAACCTGACTGTCTAAAACACTGACGTCGTCACTATGGAGTCGACTGAAGTCCATGACATGCGACAAAACATCTGTCAGGGTAGATGCATCTGTAGGGTTTTTATCTATCGCCTTTACAACGGCATCCGTCAATACTTCTAGGTCATTTAAAGAGCGGCCGATATCAAAGAATGTATCGTCAGAAAACACGAAAGAGTCAGTGTAAGAGGGCTCTATAGACAGTAACGGTGTATCTGCAAAAGAAAACTGGTCAGCAAAAAAGTAGATAGTTCTTTCTGGATTGACGTGAACGTCGTGCAAGAAAAGGCTGCGCCAGTTTGGCGCCGCATGTAGTCTTCTATAGCTGATTTCGGGGGCTAATGCTCGATAGCTGGTATCTAAGTATAGATTTCGCTCTGAGACAACTGCCGCAAAGGTACGTTTAGACGCTTGAACGTATATCTTTCGACTTGTAGCACTCGCGACCAGCCTTCGGAATCTAACCTCGGCATGGATCGCCATATGTCTTTACCCGAATTGTGATCTAACTTTAAACTTAATTAGATCAACCACAGTTTGAGTTCTGCTCCCGGAGTCAGTAAATTCTATTTCACCCTCCAAGACGCCTGTTGTATCTAGAGTGTCGCTGTCAAAAACAAAAGTGACCTTGCCGGCGGAGCCGTCAGTAATAGTTCCAACAAGCGTGTCAATCAATGCGGTCTGGCCAACCTTGCGTAGACGCATTCTTACAGAGCCACCAGAAAGAGTAAGCGCCGCAAATGTTGACGGGTCGTCTGTGTCTAAAGTTAGACCCGCAGCGGCTTGGTTAGAGTCTTTTAAGGTCAGCTCTATCTCGGGCAACTGGTCGCCCTGAACAAGATCGATAGTCGTTATGTAAGCCATTAGATAAACGCCCTCGCTTTACATGTGAGCGTGCCGCCAGAAAATCCATACTTAACTTGACGGGTAGTGCGACCCACTTCACGCTCGAAGAGGTTCTTGTTAACCGACGCCATGTTGGGATTTGTGAACGGATGCCCAGCCATCATTTGCAGCCTAAACAACGCACCATGCACAAGAGCCTCTCGATACTCTTTACCGATAGTGTCGGGAATGCTGGTACTGGTTGAAGTCGGCTTTACAGAATAAACGACTCGAATGGAGTCGCTGTCATTAGGTATGGGTGCCACAAAAAACTCTGCGTTATCACGCTGTGAGTAATATGCAGGCTTGCCCCTTTCTGTTTCATCACCAAGACGGCGCAGCAGCTCGTTATAACTAATTGGCTGCAACGCCCTATGGTTATCAAAGATGTCGATGATGTGATTAAGCTCGGTCCCGGTTGGGATAGTAACGGAATACTCGTTGACCCCGCCGATCACAATAACGAACTCTGGCTCAGGGATGTAAACGTCTGTCCTACGACAGAATTCAATCGCTGAATCACGAACTGCACGCTCTATGATGAAGTCAGGGCAACCCTGAACTTCGGTTCGGATGTGAACATTGAGGTCTGAGTATTTCATTAAGCTCTCCCAGCGTTCCTATCAGGAGTATTTGGCACTGGCGTAGTTGCGCTGTCAGCTTGAGTCTTAATACCCAAAGCGTTAGCGAATGACGAGTAGTGCATCATGCTTCTTTCTGCGTTACCGGCGTACTCAGAATCCTTCTGATATGCACGATACAGTATGTAATCCAGTATGCAGTTTGCGTAAACATCATCTAGGCTGATCGTCGTAGTGTCAGTATCAAAGTTACTAACAGCAATGTCTGACGGTGCAGAGCTATACACGATTTCCATATCGTGACTTCCTGCTGCGCCTTTCGGATAAACATAGAAATGCTTAGGGTCAGCAGGATCGTAAATATAGTGCTCGATCTTGTTTGTCCCGGCTGCTGTTTCATGCCAGTTAGGTAGAGTCTCATCAAGGATCTTTCGATCAACTTGAGTAATCGCTCTGCCACTTACGTTTCTAACAATCTCGATCAAGCGTAATGCCGCGGCCGGAAGAGTCTGCTTGCTACCGTCAACACAAGAAAATGATTCGTTGACCATCTTTGCGTCTGGGCGATGCAATACAACTTCTTTCTGCGCGTCATTAAAGAACTTCAGCAACTCAGAGTTTGGGAATCTGACGTTGGTGCTGTCCTGTAAAATGATCGAGGCTCTGTCTAAGATGTCCACAACCTTTGTTGTTGCCATCGTCAATCCTCCCACTCAATAACTTCAAGGTCAGGCAAGCCCTTCCAAACAGGGTTGTAGTCAAAAATGTTACCAGTGATGACATTTCTGACACGCTTAGGTACAGGTTGCTTTTTCTCAGACTCAGCAGGCTCTTTGCCGTGCTGACGTAGTCGGGCAATCTGATCTTCAAGCTGCTCGAGGCTTAATCGACGATCCAGCTTTACACTGAACTCCGATTGAGCTTCTTTAAATAGCTCGTCCTTTTTAAAGCGCTTACCAGTTTCCATAATAAATCCAATAAGTTAGGGGGGCTTTCGCCCCCCGTACCGGTCTTTAGACCTTCCACTTACCTACAGCGAGGCAATCAGGAACTACGACCTTAGAGCCGTATACCTTCAAGCCACGAACAGCATCACCGAAGGTGCTCTCAAGGCGGACAGTTTCAGTGTTAGTGAACTGCGACGCGAATGAGATAGCCTTTGGGTGGCCTGCAAGTACGTGAGTGTAAGTATCGTCAGCACCTGAAGATGCTGTGAAGAGCATGTTTGACTGATAAACAGTGAAACGATCTACCATACCTACACGACCGTTACGCAGAGGAGACTCTGAGTCGCCGGTCAAGTACGCTTGACGGAGTTCTGACTGCTTGAGCAGGCTGATCATCGAAGGAGGTAAAACGATGAATCGTCCTTCCTCTGGGATGTTCAGGTTATCCAGCGCTGTAGACAGCTCAAGGATCTCACCCAATACGTTGGACGCAGTAATTGTAGTCTGAGCACCGATTGTAGTAGCACCGGTAATCACAGAAGACATTACGTCAGACTCAACTGCAACGCGCATACCTTCGGCAGCATCAGAAGATGCAGCTTCGAGCATGTTGATGTCAGCCTGAGCTGCCAATACGTCGTCAATCTTGAAGCTGTAGTACTTAGCCTTGTCGATCAACATCTCGACCTTGGCAGTAGTAAGCTCTTGGTTTGACACAGTACCAGCGTAGTCGTTGATCGTTACCGCGGGTACGGTTCGGATTACAACCTTGTCGCCTTGACCTGAGATCTCGCCTTCGTAGTCAGTGTTTGAAATTGCGGGCAGTACAGACTGCTTGTAAAACTTAGCCTGAAGGAGTTTTGAAAACACCTCTGGGACGAAATTTACTTCAGATGTAGCACCCGTGCTGAAAAATGAAAAAGCCATTGTTTAATTCCTCACAAGAGTATTAATTAACGGCGGATTGATCCTTGTTCCATGGCTTTTAAGATCTCACCCTGATACTTCTCGAAGTCTCGATTCGGCATCCGCTTGATCTCTTCCACAGTCCAAGTTTTCTTTCCACCAGTATTAGGCTTCCGAGTTTTTGGCATCTTAGGTTCTGCAACCTTCCTTGCTTTCTCGAGAGCCTGCTCTTGCGGCGTGGGTGGTTTCATGCCCATATCAACCTTAAACCGCGTCAAAATCGCATTGACATCGTTAGAAGATCCGCGTTCCACCCACTCGTGCGTTCGAGGATCTTGAACCTCCAGCCAATTAATCCAGTCCGCGGTTTCGATCAGTTGATCTACATCGGGATGAATCGCTCGGATTCGGTCAAAATGCTCAGCCTGCGCTTGTGTTGCAACGGCTTCCTGTCGTCTGCGTTCTTCAGCTGCCAAGGCATCCTTGGTGCTTGAAACCTCTGCTTGGGTTCGACTTAACTCGTCAAGGAGCGGGCCAGCTATGTCGGGATATTCCTCCCGGATTTTTGCCAGCTGCTCATTGTCTTTTTGTCTCTCCTCCAGCTGACCTTTAAGATCGCCAACAGCTTGCATCAAATCCGAATTTAACTTTCGGAGTTCAGCAGCCTCTTGGGTTGCTTTGGTCATCCTCGCTTGAGCGCCTTTCATCGCTTTCTCGGCTTTATCTAGCCGATCCTGCATTTGAGTTTCTTCGCCGCGTTCTTCCTCAAATACTGGAGCCTCATCCGCACTTTCAACTTCGACCGTATCCGTAGGCTCGGGGGTCTCTTCAGCAAGCGCTTCCACTTCTTCGGTTTGCTCCACGTCGACAGGAGATTCCGCTTCAGTTTCTGTCAGCTTGCTGAGCATTTCTCGTGCTTCAGCTTCTAAACGCTCAGGGTCATTTCTACTAGCCATATATTTTTCCTCGGGTCCACAAGGGGATGTCCGTTAAGTAATTGCGGATTTCCGGTTAGGGGTCCGCTCTCGGTCTAGTACCGCTTTCGCGGTATCTTCAAGTTCAAGCGCGAAGCGCAACTCAGTTACGCGGCCTTGCTCAAACCTAAAATTCTTTTCGTCTGCCTGCTCTAGCCGGTCTCTAGCGTCAGCCAATCGGGACGCCAGCAGGTCCGATATCAGGGACCATGCCGGGCTGAGCCGGAGTTCCAGTACCGCCCGGGCCTGCTCCGGCGAGCATTTGATTTTGGAGTGCTTGTTCAGCTTGCAACCTCTCTTCAGACTTAATAATTTCATCCGGGTCGATATCTAATGTCTGCGCGATGTCGCGCAACAAACTAGGTCGATCCACTAAAGCCGCATCCATGGGGTTAGAAACCAGTGACAGGAATTGGAGCAGTCGCTGGCTTTGCACTTCTTTTTGAACAAGAGCAGTGCTACCTCTTGCGACGATCCTGAGATCGCCTTTGATGTCTTCCCTCGGATTGAACTCCATATTCCAGTGGAACATTGCTTCAATCATTGGCTCCAAAAGGAAGTCATCAATGTTTTTAATCGTACTTTTGAGCGCTACGTTCGCAGCTCCCATCAACATAGACATGCCCGTAGCTGTCTTGTTTAATGATGCCGTTTGCTCCCCGTGAGTGTAGGAGGGTAGGCTGGTCGTCTCATCCGCAAATCGGCGGAAGATTTCCACGATCTGGTTTAATCCATTGGCATTCGCCACCGGTTGATACCAACGTACTGCCGGCATAGAACCATCACCACCTTCGCGCAAGAATACTCGCCATGGGTGTATGTCCGTGGGGTCTTCGCCCGCTGCCAGAAGGTCAGTATTAACCTCAACCATTGGGCCTGATGAAAGGGCCATGTTGTCTAACCAAATCCGAACAGCAGCGTTCATTGTTGTTTGGCTGTCACGCATCATGCGAGGCACGCCGATACCCCAAAACTGATGGGGATTACGCTCATACGGGAAGATGTGATATGGAATTTTGTACCCAGCAATCGGGTTTAGCATGACTTTTAAAATCTTGCTCTCACATAACCAGACACATGCAGAGAACTGATCACTCAGCTCCATACCTTCAGGGACGTCTATCCCGTGCTCTTCTAGGGCGTAACCGTCAACATCACCCCAGTATTCAAATACTTCAAAACGGTTAGACTCAGCATGATCCCTAATGCCAGCAATCCTACGCAGTGTTCTTTCATGCTCTTCCTCAACATGATTACCTGTCCGGTTCATCTTGAGTAAGTACCGGACCATCTCATCGTCAAAGTCTGGTAGATCAGCCAAGTCCCGGAACTGGCGACGTGTTAGTACATGACGACGAAATAATCCATTGCAATCATCGAGAGTCGTGCAATAAGGGTCGACATATAAATCAAATATAGATACGCTTTCTAACTCGGGGACTGGGGTCTCAACTACGCTCAGTGCGTAGGTCTGCGCGCCAGTTTCAGGGTCTATAGCCTTCCCGTAAGACTGCTTAGTATCGATTCGAACAGTTCCTGCTTTGACTGCCCCTGATCCAAATATGCAAGCCTCAAGTATGGATTGCTTCAACTTCTGGTCGGCGCGTTCCTCAATCAGCTGATCTTTAATCTGAACAGTCATGTTCTTGGCAGCTTCTTCCGCCATCTTCTGCTCAACTTCTTTGAATCCCTGTTCAAGCTCGCCCATGCGCTCAAGCATGAGATCTTGATTCTGCATTGGGTCAGCCATGCCGGAGGCCATCATGACTTCTTGCATTGCCTGCTGGCGCATTCGCGCAGCGGTCAAAGGATCGATGTCGGCGATCGGGGTAGGGTGTACCGCAAAGTAAAGGTCGCCATGCTGAAAGAGCAGATCAACAATACGAGAGTACGCGGCCATTACCTTGGTTCGGGTGAGGCCTACAAAAACTTTAGAGCGGGCGCCGCCATGATCATTCAGGCGCGCAAGGATTTCGGGCTCGTACTGCCCATTGTATTGGCGCAGATCTTTAAGCCACTCGTTCTCAGTTTCTTTTCGTGCGTCTTTGTACTCTTGAAAGATGTCTTTCAGGCGATGACCCAAGCTTTGCAGTTCTTGCTCCTGCTGCCCGTCGAGGTCTTCGTCAGAGACAAACTCTTCTTCGTACATTAACTCTGCTGGATCTTGCATCTAATAGCCCACAGTCGAGTCCAAACTCTTAAAGCCGCGCCGCGCAATATGAATGCGAGGGCGGGGCATTGAGGCTAATCCATGCAAGGCGATGGCGTATGCCATCACCCTATCATCATAACATCCATTCTGAGAATTGAAACTCCCTTTATCATCAATAACATACGTTCGTAATTCATTAACTAACTCGATGTCTGCAACACCCCCTTCACGCTGTCGAAGTAGGGCGGCAAGGTTGTCGATAATCAGGGGTTTTGTCTTTGATGTGGTTAAAAAACCACCACGCTTAGTGAGCTTGTCACCATATGCACCATCAACTGAACTCTCTACAAACAGGTTGGGGTACTGTATCTCCTGTAATCGGCGCAATGTAGTGAGGCCGTGGTTGTTTCTTTCCACCACCATGTAGGCTCTATTCCATCTATCACCTAGCTTTCCTAAGAAATTAGCGTACTCGAAAGGGTCTATATGCCCGTGATAGCAGGCTACTTGGTTGCCTCTCGAGTCTAAAACCTGCGCGCAACTGTAGTCTCCGTAGGACAGACCCTCGGCAACGTCCACCCCAATCACATAATTTTCATCAGGATCAGGGTTACACCACTCTTTGTAAGGCCCGTGCGTGTAATTTTCCAAAACTCCGGAACGGTAATCGCCTCGGAAGTCCGGGGTATAGCAGTTGTCTTCGGCGTCACGGAGAACCGCGTCCTCTACAAAGCACCGGCCGGAAGTCAAAAACGCTTCGATCGGGGTGCTCGGGTATTCTTGCCGGAACAAATCAGATGATCCCAGCTCGTCAAGTTTTGCTCGGCGGAACATCAACTGCTCGTCGTCTAGCTTGTAGGCCTGCGCTAGCTTGTCTTCTTCGGGGGTGCGCTCGAAGTATGGGTTTACTTTTCGGCGGTACTCCGGCATCCAATACCACGGTATGAAGCACACGACCCACTCGGTTTCGCCGCGCAGAGACTTCATCACTTGATCGTAAAACCAGCCGCCCGCGCCGTTCGCCGTCGATTCGAGAATTACTTCCGAGCCTTTTCCGCCCACGGTCTGCAAGAGTCCCGCGACGATATCTGAACCCTGTGGATAAAACGCGACCTCCGACCCATGCACGAATCGGTTAGTCTGGCCCCGGCCAGTCTGAGTCGACCTTGCTGTACCTACCCTGTACCGACTGTTCAGTCCTTCAAATGCCAGCGTGCTCGCAGATTGCGATGCCAGTCCCGGTTTAAAAGCGGGGTGGGGGATATGGTCGTAAAACTGGCGCACCATATTAAAGATCGAGTTGGTCGACTCGGCCAGATGCGAGAGTACAAACGCGTTAGCGTTTCGATTTTGTGTGATTTTCCAGAAGAATCGCCCCTCCACGTAGGTTGATATGCCTACCTGACGGGCTTTTAAAACTAGGGCGCGGATATTTCCCTGCTTTTCTAGCTGCTGATCTAGCGTTTGGTGCATCCATCGCTGGCCTGCATTCAACTCAAAAGGGGTTATCGCTCCCTCTTTGTTGACAATTCGCAGGATATTTTTTGCATATAACGGGAAGTTAGTCTTCAGCTTCTTCGCTGCTTGTATGATCTTCTCGTCGTTCGTCATGGGTCACCAGATTTTTTGCCCACCACCACAGCTGGTCGTCAGGCATATCCATTTTCATTACGTTTACTCGGTGGCATACCAGCTGTAAATTGCCGGGTATGTAGCCGATGCGGCTATCTATTCTGTCAATGCTCATCGCCGTGTCCGCCATACCACCGCCGTGAGTCATATGCACCCCTGTAAGCGCGCACAATCCGTCCTGACGGGCGAGAAGGCTGATAAGATAATCTATTGTCACGTCATCAGAAAAATCCATGCTGCGCTTTATGGCGCGTTTCTTCGCAACAACGATCCTCTGCCTTAACCACGACGTCGTCGTCTTTACCGCAGATCTTCTTCTTTGGATTACTCGACAGCTTTGACAGGCATTTCTCCTGACATCAAATTCGCCTAGTGGTTTTTCAATGCGGCATGTAATACATCGCTTATGTGTATTTGGCACGACCCCCCCTGAGTAAGCTCGTCAAACGCTGCAACCGCTTTTCGGCTATTGCTAACGGCTACTCGATCTCCCATTAAGCTAGTACCAAGACCGATGCAACCCTGTACGTCTGACGCGTAATTGGCTGCGTGTATTAAAATATAAGTTCGGCCCGGGACATCTTCGAGCATCCACGTCCAGCCGAAGCGGGGGCTTTCTCTCCACGTCATGCTGTAACTGCCTGTAGGGACACAGGAGACGTTTGGTGCGTTATCTAACCAAGGGCGTTCTATTGTGTAGAACGTCTCGCCAGCGACAGTACAGACGCCGAGAGTGCCCTTGGGGTGATAGCAAAAGCGTTCGATCGTTATATCCATCTTACTTTTTATAAGCCTTGTTTTTTGCGGCACGTTGGCCACGCTTAGGTAAACCCTTCTTCATACACTTGCCGGCCTTCTTGCACTTAGCCTTAGTAGAGCAACTGCTGCATGTTTTCATCATGGTCGCTATTTCCTATGCTGTTTGGTTTTGTTTGCAACCCGCTTGGGCTGCTTAGAATGCTGCTTGCCGGCTTTGGTGTCCTCCCGCTTCTTACGGGTAGTCGCGGCATACTCTTTTGTTGAGAGGCTCTTTATGGCCTTCTCAGGCAGGTACCGCTCGCCTGTCGCGTTGGAGCCTTGCGTCGACGGCTTTCCCGATTTAGTTTTCCACTTTTGAGCAGTCCACTTCTTCAGGCTCTTCTGAGTTTTTTTCAGTGCCATCAGTTTTTGTAGCCTCCGCCGTTAGCTTTGTACTCCTTAGCCAGCATCTGCGCCTTCCTTGCTGACCACTGCCCAGCGCTGCCACCCTTACTACCGGCCTTGATCTTCTCAAAGAGACGCTTCCTCATGGTTGGCTTCGTGTAGTTGCCCGCCGAATTTACTTTCGACTTGGGCTTAGCTTTTTTCACTTGCTACCAACCGGCTGAGTAGTCATAAATCGCAACACCACAATGCCGGTGGCTATAGCGCAGCCGAACATCGCTTGGATTGCAGGATTAGCCGGCAGAAAGCCTACGAAACCCTGTAACACCGAAAGACACGCGAGAGCCGCCCCGTACTGCACTGTGCGAGATTTAAATGCTTGTCGTAACTGATCCATTACTACTTCCTCGATTTGGCGCCAGAGCATTTCCAGCGCTTCCTAGATAGATTGTTAGGGGTATTGGGATCATTCTGCTTGTCTTTAGACAATCCCTTCTTAATGCCGAGCGATCTGGCGCAATAACTGTCACCTTTTTTAGTTCCGGCCTTAACACGAGGACCGCCACCCTTGGCTTTGCCTGCCTGCCCATAGGAAACCTTCTTACCAGAGGCCGTGACCTTCACTTTTGCCTTGCCTTTACGTGGTGTAGCCATCGTTTTTTCAACCTCTACATGAAGTTATGGTGCAGATCGTCTAATTCTCGTGCATATATTGCAAGTTTTTTAGCGTCGGTACTCTCATAAGCACCGCCCCCCCTAAATATGATGGGTGGGGGGTACCCGCAAAAATAGAAAATGTCGTTCTACTCATCGCATAGGCCTCTATGGTACCAAGTCCGCGACGCCGCCCCATCCAGACGCGCATCCCCCCCCCATACCCGCCAGCTCCGCCGGCCTTCCCCCCGGGATTTAAGGAGCCGAACCTAGCAACGGTTCAGTCCCGATCGCCCAAGCCGTTGCTATCGCCACCACCGCCGCCCAACCGCAAA